GAAAAGATCGAGGAACTACGCGCCAAGTTAACTAAATTAGAAATGGAGTCATGATCATGAGAATGGAAGCAAAATTCATTAGACGCAGACGAGTCGTCTTTGCCATTGTGGTAATGATGATCACCGCAATGTTCACCTACGCAACACGAGATGTCTGCTATGTCGGACAACCCGAAGGCAACATGTTCGGTTATGGAAGTTGCACGCAGATGATTGATCGAGTGATTGAGGAAGGAAAGTAAATGGGAAAGACGAAACCACGCGTCTTGCTAGTCGAATTGACGGAACAGCAATTCATGGCATTGGCAACTGCGGCAGACAAGTATGAAATCGAGTGCGACGATAATTTAGGCAACTTAGATGAGAATGACCCAACCGATCATAAAGATTTAAAGCAATGGTCTGAAACTAAAGACAACATCAATGATGGTTGGATTGCAATTCGCAACGCATGGCACAAAGCAGGTGCAGTATGACCCTTCTACTGGTGCTTACAGGGGCGATCGTTGCGGGGCTGGGTGTTTATGTGGTCTACCACGATAGCAAGCATGGATACGACTGCTTCCAACCCGAGAAATGGACAAAATAACCGCGTGTCATTGTTTAAATGAATTTGACACAATGCGGGGGTAGTGCTTATACTATAAGTGTAAGGAAGTGATCCAACTACCACGAAGGAGAAGTCAAATGGCAAGAAAACCTTTCACTCAGACTTGTTACGAGTGCGGAATCAAGATCGCTCATGGTGAGCAAATCGTGATCAATGAAAACGGATACTTCGTTGTCTACTGCAAGAACGAAGTTCAGGGAAAGGTGGCGGCATAAATGACTACAAAAGGTTCAGTCAGGTCTGACTTTGCTTATGCAAGAAAGTTAATGCGCATGGCAGAGGAAATGATGAAAGATAAATCGATCACCGATTATTCCGAGTCAAGTGAGATTGGTCAGATCGCTAACGAGATGGTCGCAAGTGTTGGGACTTTCTCCCAATGGGTTTCCGAACAATACGAAAAGGGGCAATGATCATGAAACCAATGTATGACATCGAAGTAACTCCTATGGACGGCAATGCTTATTCGATCATGGGCGCAGTAAGTAAAGCGATTCGTCGCGCTGGTGCAACTGATGAACAGATCAAGGAGTATCAGGAGAAAAGCAGAAGCGGTGACTATGACAACTTAATTCGCGTAGCAATGCAGTATGTCAACATTTCAATTTGATGGTTGCAATAAATTAAGTCAGCACTTATACTATAAGTGTAAGGACGACGAAAGGAAACCAAAATGGCAAAAGGTCAAGTAACAGAAGTCAATGGTGTTGTGATCATGGTCAGTCAACATGTCGAGATTGATCAGAAAGTATGTGAACACAAGATCGAGCATTGGGTTCATGAACGCTACGAAAGCGGATTGGGCGATGCTTATTGGTGCGGTGACTGTAACGAGTTAATGCAGGTCGGTTAATCAAATAAACAACTAAACCACGAAGGAGAACCAAAATGGCAACAAGATCAACAATTGCAGTAAAGCAAGACGACGGATCAGTTAAGGCAATCTATTGCCACTATGACGGCTACCCAACAGGCGTGGGTGTCTTTTTAACTAAGTTTTACAATGGCGCGTTTGAGGCAAACCAAATGATCGAAATGGGCAACATGTCAACGATCGGCGCATCAATTGGCGAGAAGGTCGACTTTGGCACTTTTCAAGATTTTGGTAAGCAATGCGTGTTCTACGGACGCGACCGCAAGGAGTCAGGTCAGGAAGCACAAACTTATGGATCAGTAACAGAGTGGGTTGCATCGATCGGTGAGGCTTGCGAAAACTACGGATACATTTTTATGAACGGCAAGTGGGTTGCCTACGAGCGCGACTACTCATTCGGAATTGCTGGCACTCGCAAGATCGGTGCAATGTCTATCAAGATCGAGTTTGAGAAAGTTGCGTAAATCATTTGAATAATGGTTGCAATTTGTCAGAGGTAGAACTTATGATCGCAGTATTCAAATCAACAATGGTTTGAAACCAAAATACCACGAAGGAGAAACATGTCAGATAACATCGAAATCATCAATGGACAAGGCGCGTTTTATGCGTTCCGCGATCCAGCATGGCACAAACTTGGCACGATCACCGATGAAGCAAAGTCGGCACAAGAGGCACTTGAAATTGCCAAACTTGATTGGACAGTAGAAAAGTATCCAATCTTTACAACCGCACCTGACGGCTCAGTTGTTGAAATCGCAGACAAGTTCGCGACAGGTCGAGTTCACAAGGAGATCGGATTCTCCACACTAGGCGTTGTAGGTAACTACTACGAACCAGTTCAAAATATCGATTCATTTTCAATCTGCGACAACCTAATGTTTGAAGGCGGGTTGGGATTCGAAACTGCTGGATCACTTGATCATGGCAAGCGCGTGTTCGTATCAATGAAAGTGCCAAAGCAAGTCGTGATTGGCAATAACAATGATGCGGTCAACCTATTCATGATGGTCACAAACTCGCACGATGGTTCAAGCCCACTAACAATGGCGGTAACACCAGTTCGACCAGTTTGTGCAAACACAGTAAAACTTGCCTTAGATAAGGCGGTTTCAACATACAAAGTGCGCCACACAAAGAACGCGCAAGGTCGAGTAGAAGATGCAAAGCAAGCATTGGGCATCACCTACAACTACTTCGATGAGTTCTCAGTTTGGGCAAATCGTCTTTACGATCAAGAAATGAGCAAAGGCGAGTATGTGAACTTCGTTAAGGCATTACTTCCAAAGCCCGAAGAAACTGAATTGAACAAGCGCACGATCGAGATTTGGGAAAACAAGTTCACCGATATTGTGAAGTTGTGGGATGCACCTACACAGGACAATATTCGAGGAACAGCGTGGGCGGCGTATAACTCAGTTGTTGAGTATGAGGATTGGTTCTCACCGATTCGTGGCAAGGATGAAGATGTCCGACGCGCTCAACGCATTATCGAAGGCACAAACCAAGGTCTAAAAGACAAGGCGTTTGCGCTACTTTCATAATTAGAACGGGGCGCGAGATCAATTCCCCAAAAGTCTCGCGCCCCACTTAAAACATTAACCACGGATGAGAGGAAATGCAAGTGGCGGTAATAACTGAAATCAAACGCGACCCGCAGGACAACATTTTGAAGGCATATGTGCCTTTGACCAAAAACGATCTTGAAGAAATTCTGATCGCAATGAATTACTTTGAACCTGATGCGATGTATCAGTATGAACATGAGTTGGAATATTCGGAACAAATCACCGAAAAGAAATACAGCACATTGATCGATGCTCGTGAAATTATTTCAGATGCAAAGGACGCAATTGAGGCGGTATTAAACGCGATGGTAGAAGGAAAGATATGATCATAGAAACAACCGAAGTTCAAGGCGGTTATATCCTCACACACTATGAGATTCCCGATCGCGTTCCATTGCCGATCAATTGGAAAACGATGCGCGACGAGGCACGACTTGAATGGATTCGAGCAAATGCTACTGACAAGTATGAATTCGCTCGCAAGGTCGATCCTTGGTATATCACCGATGTAGTAGTCCTACCCAATCCCATGCAAGAACCACCAACCACGAAGGAGAAAGCATGAGCAAGAAAAAGAAAGCAGGTAATCCTGCAAAGCAGTCGATCAAGTGGACACCTTTTGTTCAAGTGACACCGACTCCCAATCCAAAAGCAAGAGAAACCGATCCCGAAGGTTATGACCAGTTATGGGCTGACTACGATTCGGGAATTACCAAGATGTATCAGAACAGCCTTTATACCTGCCATGTTCGACAATTGGGCATGCTAGGAATTGAAGGCACTTTATGGATTTCAATTCGTTCCAATGATCGCAAGGCGGTTCGAGATTGGCGACATTTCCAAAAGATCAAGAATGAACTTGCAGGAGAAGAACGCGAGGCGTTAGAAATCTATCCAAAAGAATCTGAATTGATCGATGAAGCAAACACTTACCACTTATGGGTTCTTGCCTCGACCGACACGATGCCTTTTGGGTTTCATGGCGAGCGCAAAGTAGGGTCAGCCGAGGACGCTGAAAAGATCGGTGCTGGTCAACGCGATCTTGATGAGGAATGATCAATGGCGACTTTTATGATCAACCACAACCTAAACGAAGAGGCAAGAAAGATCGCTCGACGATATAAAGTCAACCCCGATTTAGTCAACACTATTACAATGTCGGTCGATGAAATCGAAATTAACTATATTGAAGAATTCAAAAACGGCGAAACGGGCATTTGTAGCAAAAAAATTTATAGGAGTAACTCATGACACAAGACACTCTTGACTTTAACCCTGCGCCACAGATCGTTCATTGCCCATGCTGTCCGTCTCAGAAGGCGAATAGACGGGCGATTGATGCCAATGTGGTACGAATAGGTAGGCGTAACCCTGAAACCTCTCAGAAGGCGGCACAAGGCGCATTGCCACGATCAGGAACAAAGCGCAGAATCCTTTATGACTTGATTTATGCGCGAGGCATTGAAGGCATGACTGATCATGAAATTGAACGAGTTACAGGCTGGCATACCAACACCAGTCGATCAACTAGAAACGGGTTGATGAATGATGGTTGGATATGGGATTCAAGAGTGCGCCGAAAGACCCCACAAAACCATGATGCCATTGTATGGATAGCGAGGTTGGTTTGATGATCGATCGATTTAGACGCTGGAAACCATTTGAATGTTCGAATTGTGGCAATGTTGTTCAGATAAAGAGTCGTAGGAATGAAGATTATGACTGCCCTGAATGTGATACCACGCTGATACCAACTAAACCCCCGATGTAGACACACCCCGTTACTAAATGCGGGTTGAGGTGAGTTGTGTTACTATTTTATTCCAAGGAGGTAAGTTATATGTCAATTTACTCGACAACGGCTCTGCCGTCGCTTGATCTCATTGGTGGCGTTGAAACTCTGCAACGCATTTTATTGCCCCACACAGAAATTGCTAAAATTGCGTGGGATCAGAAAAACTTGCGAACAGTTGCAGTTCTTGAAACTCATGGTGCGCACAACGCATTTGAAACAATTGTTGACGCAATGAAAGCATTTGAAGCACCACTATTTGAATGTAAATCTCTTTCTGATGCAGTTATTCACGCTCAATTGCTTGCTAAAAACAAAAATGTTGTAGATTTCACACCATTTGATTCACAAGACCCGTATTCACTTTAAGATCGATGTTACAATTTTGTAGTTCGATTCATCGACACCAAAGCCATTGGTGATCATGTAAGACCTTCAACCCGAAGGCATCTTAGTCTTTACTTTAACCACGCAAGGTAAAGGTTAGGAAACTCCGTCGTTAGGTGAACGGTGAAAATCACTAAATATGAACATCCTATTGTCCTTGGAATTATCTCCGCAGTAATCGGAATCGGTGTTGGCGGTTACTTCGCACAAGAAGAAGTAATTGTGAAAGCCAAACCAATCACAAAGAAAGTCGAATTAGTCGGAACGACTCCTGCGAGCGCACGAAAACTCGCATTGAGCAAACTCGACGATTTCGGCTGGACAAAAAAACAATGGACATGCCTCAATCGTATGTGGGGCAAAGAGTCAGCATGGAATTACAAAGCCGCATCGCCTACAAAGGATCATGGAATCCCTCAAAGGCATATGAGTAAAGATACAAAGGCTGAGATTCATGCGTTTATGTCTGATCCCGTTAAACAAATTAACTGGGGGTTAGGTTATATCAAGGCGCGTTATGGAAATCCATGCTCTGCGTGGGAATTTTGGCAAGCCAACCATTGGTATTGATCATCGCCTGAGTTAAACTTCAAGGCATGACAACCATTATCGCAGTTCAAGGCAAAGACGGAGTGCGATTTGGTGCGGATGCACAAGTCACAAGTGGCAACGGGCGCATTGCTAGACATGCACAGATGACCAAGATAACTGAACGCGGTCAGTATGTAATTGCAGGATCAGGCGAGTGCGCACCATGCGACATTGCGCAACATATTTGGGAACCACCTGTTCCGAAAGCATCTGATCACACCGACCTATATCACTTCATGATCGCAAAAGTTGTGCCGTCATTGAAAGCATGTTTTAAAGAGCAAGAATACAAATGGTATGAAGAAGATGAGGAAACAAAATTTGCATTTTTAATCGCACTCGGCGGTCAAGTTTTCGAGTTAGCAGACGACATGAGTATCTCGCTCGACTCCAATGGTTTCTATGGAGTCGGTTCAGGAAGTAGTTATGCGATAGGTGCATTGTGCGCTGGTGCAACAATTGAAGAAGCATTGAAAATCGCCGCACGAAATGATGCCTATACAAGTGCGCCATTTGTATATTATGATCAAAAGACTCGTCCTAAAACCACGAAGGCGGTAAAATAAGTTTATGGGAATAGCATTTGTAACACAGGATGTTGCTCGCTCGATTTATGAATATGCGGGCAAGAATGGTTTGCCTGATTTTAACGAATTGCCCCCGACAGTTCAGATTTCTTATATTGAAGAAGCAGAAGCGGCGATTAAAACAGTTTGCAAGCATATGGTGTTGCTATCAGGTCAGGTTGATCCGATCGATGTTCGACCATTTGTGCAGTCGGTGATTCTAGCACTTGCTCATTCACTCGATCCGAGTATCCATGACTGATTCAAAAGTTCATCGCTGTAAATGCGGTGAGTGGTTATACGGCGATCAAGAATGTATTGTTTGCGACATCATTGAAAAGACGCATTCTCCTAAAAAAGCAACCAAATAAGTTACCCTTAACCTACGAGAAGGGTCAACATGGACGAAGCAGAGCAAAAACTCAAAGCGGTAAATGATGCTATTCAAGGTCTTGCGACCCTTCTCGCCCCCGAAGGCGCAATGTGTACCACTTGGATATTGATTACCGAATGGATAGACAGCGACGGAAATTTCTGGTTTAGTTCTCATACTGAACCCGAACAACCTGTTTGGAAACAGATCGGAATGGTCGACCACGCTAAATCCGTAATGAAGCAACGGTATGAAAGCGAAGTAATGCGCAATGATGATGGTGATTTATAGTTTAGTAACGGGTTGCTTTGTCGGCGCGTTGTTCACCATTCTTAAATTCCCACTTCCTGCACCACCCACATTTGCTGGCATTGCTGGCATCATCGGCATTTGGTTAGGCATGATCATAACAATGTGGATAAAGAATTGAATAAGCCACCTAAATATCCTGACACAACTGGGTTCGAACCTTGTGCAACAACCGATCCCGAAATATGGTTTCCTGAACGATCAAACCAATATTTGAAAATCGCCGCGCTCGCTAAATCAATTTGTCAGACATGTCCGATAATGTTTGAGTGTGCTGAATATGCAATCCATACAGATGTGGTTGGCATATGGGGTGCGACAGATGAAAAGCAAAGACATGCAATACAAAAGGCAAGGAAAATCGAACCTTTTCGATTTGTCAAAATGACAATTGAATGGTTGGACAAAATGAACGCGAAAGCGTAACTAAACGAGAGGTAGTGAAATGTCAACACCAGTAACACTTGTAGGAAACCTAACGGCTGATCCTGAATTAAAGTTCACACAACAAGGCAAGGCACTTGCTAAATTTACGATCGTGACTTCTGAACGATACAAAAACGCAGAAGGAACATGGGAAGATCGAAACACAACATTTTGGAATGTAGTTTGCTGGAATCAATTGGCAGAACATGTTGCAGACACTTTGTCTAAAGGTGATCAAGCAATTGTTATGGGCAAGGCGTATCAAAAGTCATGGGAAGATGACAAGACAGGCGAGAAGCGTCAACGCACAGAGGTTGAAGCAAAAGAGGTTGGTGCAGGACTTGCTCGCGCATCAGCAAAGATAACTAAATTCACTAAGCCAACAAGCGGTGCGCCTGTGAGCAATGATCCGTGGGCAACTTCCGTCAATGATGATCCTTGGACAACCGCATCTGCGCAACCAAGCGACGATTTGCCACCTTTTTAAACGGGCGAGTGTTATGCTTGTCCGATCATGGACAAACTTGAAGAAACCACGCCCCTTGTTGCTAACGCGATCAGGTTAAATGAGGTCTATAAATCACTTATGGAAGGTGGTTTTACTTCGGACGAGGCTCTATCATTGATCGCAAAGATGACGAAACCGAACGAGTAGGATCAGATTATGCCAACAAGACCCGATCTGAACGAACTAGGCACCAGCGGCTTACGCCGTAGTGGCGGTTTTATCCATGAGGAATTTTTAACTCAACTACGCGGTAAGCGCGGTCTACTTGTCTATCGTGAAATGGCAGACAACGATCCTGTTATTGGTTCAATCCTTTACGCGATCGAGAAAGTAATCCTTCGTCTTGACTGGCGCGTTGATCCATATGATGAGTCAGAGGAAGCAAAAGCAATTGCTGAATTCATCGATGAGTGCATGGAAGATATGTCCGACTCATGGGATCAAACACTTGCATCAATTCTTTCAATGCTCGTTTATGGTTTCTCATTCCATGAAATTGTCTACAAGGTTCGCGGTGGCGATTCAAAAGACCCAAAGCGCAATTCAAAACATTCAGACGGAAAGATCGCATGGCGTAAGTTTGCAATTCGATCACAAGAAACATTAAACAACTGGATGATGGACGAAGATGGCGGTATTCAAGGATTCCGTCAAATGGATCCAACAGGCGGTGGCTTCCGAGAGATTCCTATGGACAAAGGTTTGCTATTCCGCACCAATGTCAGCAAGAACAATCCAGAAGGTCGATCACTACTGCGTAACTCATTTAGACCTTGGTATTACAAGCGACGCATTGAAGAAATTGAAGCGATCGGTATTGAACGCGATCTAGCAGGACTTCCTGTTGCCAAAGTGCCACCTGAGTATTTATCAAGTGGTGCAACTGCGGCACAGCAAGCCGTTCTTGCAAACATTACTGAAATTGTTCAGAACATTAAGCGAAATGAACAAGAGGGCGTTATCTTCCCAATGATGTATGACGAATCTGGGAAAGAAATGTTCTCGCTCGAATTACTTTCATCAGGTGGCTCTCGTCAATTCGATACAGACAAAGTAATTGCTCGTTACGATCAACGAATTTCAATGTCCGTTCTATCTGACTTTATCCTTCTTGGACATGAGGCGGTTGGTTCATTCGCACTAGGTTCACAGAAGATGGATTTGTGGACAATGAGCATCGATGCGATCGCTAAGTCAATTGCAGAGGTTGTTAACCAATACGCAATTCCGCGCCTCTTAAAGTTAAACGGCATGAACACCGAACTTTGCCCTTATCTAACTTACGGACAAGTTTCCCATGTTGACCTTGGCGAACTTGCCGACTATGTTCAGAAACTAACATCGGCTGGATTGCTGATGCCTGACGAGAACTTGGAAGCATACTTGCGTGAACAGGCAAGCCTTCCACCTGCGGAGAATACGGTGATCTAATGTTTGTTGTCCGAAAGGCAGACAATAACTCACCGACTCCACCTCTCAATCCTGACGAAGAAAATGTTTCAAAGATTGTTCAACAAGGCATTGGTGATCTTGAAAATGCCGCGATCAGTCGCGAAGTAAAAGATGCAATTGCCTCTCGAAACTATGAGGCGATCGTAAATGCCTTTCCTTGGGACGAAACAACCAATACTTTAAATTTAACTGCTGACGCATTTGGTAAAACAATTGCAGACAATATTGGCACAGGAATTAAGGCAGGTTTTAAAGGTCGCTTCGACTACACAGACCCACGATCAATTGCATGGGGAACTGAACAGTCAGCGCGACTTGTTACCGCGGTTACAGACGAAGTTAGAACGCAGATTCGTGATGTTATCGGACAGGCATTTACTCAAAACAAAACAGTTGTTGAAACAGCGCGACAACTTCGAACATTTATTGGGCTTAATGCGCGTCAACAAAACTCACTTGAAAAGTTTATTCAAGCAAACATTGATGCACCTAACTTAGATAAGTTGATCATTGACTATAAGAAGCGCGCTATCAAGTATCGAGCGAACATGATCGCCCGAACAGAAATTATTACAGCAGAGGCAAATGGTCGCTACCTTGGTTGGACACAAGCGGTCGAGGCAGGATTAGCAGACCCGAAAGGCATGAAGCGTTGGAGTGCCGCGATCAGCGAGCGCACTTGCGATACATGCGGTGCAATGAATGGTAAGTCGGTTCAATGGGATCAACCATTTCCAAATGGAGTATTTAATCCACCCGCTCATGTTATGTGCCGTTGCTCAACATCATTCCTTGATCCTGAGTCAGAGTTAGCGCAAGATTTCATGCCACCTGCCCCTGCGATCGTTGCACCACCACGCGAGGACATTCCTGAAAAGATAACTCGGGCGATCAGAGGACTACGCGATTCAACAGCCGCAGTTGAAGCGGCTCATGCAAGCACAACACGCGTTTCGGCATTTCAATACGATTCGACAGCAATTGAAAACCTTCATGTTGATGTCGAGAAAGTCGAATTCAATGGTGTGCCATCAACAGAATTAAGATTCAAGATGACACCTGCCGCATTAAAAGACATTGAAAAGCAAGCGGTTAAGAGTAAAGGCAAGGATTGGTTAGTCAATAAAGAAATAGCGGCGATCGATGTCAAGACAGCAGACGGAAAGTTAACATTCTCATCACTTGATCCTGATGCTAGTCAAACATGGACTATTTTAGAACGCAGAACAGTTGGCGATTTAGCATGGGATCAACTTGCAAGCACTAACGCAACATATACACGCTATCTTCCTGATGGAACAGCAATTCGAATTATCTCATCTGCTAGAAATGGATACGCATTTCACGGAACAACTCGCGTGATCATTCCGGGCAAGCCAACCGCAGAAAAGATTGATGAAATCATGAGCAAGTTAGTGTCGTCTGCTCGTCACTCAACAGAGGCAGATGTTGACTTGCTAAAAGCAAACCGAATTCTCAGTATCTTCAAACCCGCAGACAAAGACCTTGCTGTAAAAGAGTTTGCAGACAAGAAAAAATATATTGATGATGTAATTGGCAAATACTGGGGCTTTAAATGGGACGATGTAACTACTGAATTAGATAGTGAAGGTAGATTGCGTTTCTTGCTTCCGCGATCAGTTGCAGAAAAGATTATGGATAAGACTTCTATTGGTCATATTAACCATTCTTTAAAGTATGGAGTTGTAGGTTCAACAGATGGTTCAACAGTTAAAAACATTGTTGATTTATTTACCAAAGATGAAAACAAAATGCTCTTGTCAACAACTAATCGTTGGACGCGAGGACTTAACTATGAAGGACAAAGTAGCGTTAAGGATGTAACAACGGGTGGCGCGGATTATGTATTTGGTCGCCCCGTTGACAAAGTAAGGGCAGGTTCTTTTCAGAACCTATACCGACTTGAATTTGATGCCGCAGAACTATTCCGTCGCACCGATTGGTTTGCATATGCGGCAGATAGTTATGGTGTTCGAAACCCTGCGGCAAAAACATTCTTTAAAGGATCAACAAAGTTCGATGCCCCTAACTGGTTTGGTGAATTGATGACTGGCGGTAGCAGGGCTGGCGCAGAGATCATGTTTCAAAGCAGTATAGATATGCGTTATGTAACTGCTTTCCCGATTCAAGAGAGAATTCAGAAGCCTTTATTTGAGGCATTTTTAAAACTAGGAATTACCGAAATCAACGGCATACCGCTTGATGATTTCTTTAGAACCATATAAAATAAAAGTATGATCAACCGCGAAGATGTGCCACAAGCACTTATCACAACACCACCAATCTGGGGTAGCGTCATTCCTGACGAGATGCCTGTATTTGCCTTTGGTCCTTTTGTAATGCAACGCGGTAAAGATCGATTATTAGGCATGTATTTGATCGAGGAAGAACCTGATCTATTTTGTTTTTGGGATGGCGCACGAGAACGCTATTTCCAACTTGAAGATACAAAAGTAGAAGGTGATTCGATCACATTCAAAGGCGGGGCATTTCGACCAATTGCTACAACCGATTCAGACATTCTTGGATTAGGTAGTGATCGTGTTGGCTTATCACAAACCGACGCGGTAAATAGGGCATTACTCCTATTTCAGCCCGTCTAGCGGTTAGAATAATCGCTGGGGGGTTACTAGATGCCTTGGACGATCGAAACAAAAGCACCTGACTGCAAGAGCGGCTATGCCGTTGTTGACGCAAAGGGCAAAACTGTTGGTTGCCATAAAACCCGCGCAGATGCCTTATCTCATCAACGCGCACTTTATGTCAATGTAAAGGATGTCACTCAAAAGGACGATCCGACCGCAACCGATGTTCATGTAGACACGATCATGCGCCCCTTTAAGATTAAGAAGCCCGCTTTATCAAAGAGCGTAGACACTTTAATTTCACAGCACGACAAACTCCATACTCAAACCGATTCCCCAAATGATGCACAACTATTCGTTCATCATGCGATCATGGAAGCGATTAGCAAGGCAGGACAAGAGGTAGATTGTTCTTGCGGTGCATGGAGTCAACCTTTACTACTTAATAGCGTTTCAACAACCCTTGACGCGCTCGCAAAGGCAGAAAACCCTTCATTGTCACCTGTTGGTCAAATCATTCAAACAGGCATCGATCAAGGATATAAGTTTGCCGATGTTCTCCACATGCTCGATGTTGGCGGCTACATGATCGTAGTTCGACCAAAAGAAATCGTTGAAGATAGTCAATCCCCAACACTCGTTGACAAAATCAAAGGATTTATGTCAAAGGAAAAAGCAATTCCCGACTCATTTGTTCCACCACAAGCGGTTCGAGATGAAGCAAAACGCGCCCTTGAATGGATAAAAGAAGGACATGCTGGCGCAGGATTTACCGATGTAGGACGCGCTCGCGCCGCCCAACTTGCCAATGGCGAAGGTGTTTCAAGAGAAACCCTCGCTCGTATGAAATCTTTTCTTGCTCGACATTCAGTTGATGCACAAGGTAAGGGTTATCACACAGGCGAGGCTGGGTATCCGTCACCCGGTCGGGTTGCGTTTGCCGCATGGGGTGGGTCTGCGGCAAAGACTTGGGTAGATAAACTGTTTCGACAGTATGATCTTGCAAAATCAACAGGCGAGATTGAAACAGTATTTAAATCTAATGAAAAGCGATTCACACTCGGACCTTGGTATATCCCTGATCGACAAGATGCGCATGGGGAATGGACAGATAGCGAAGAATTACAAACTGCTCTATGGGATTATGTGAAGTCAGGCGATCGTAGAATCCGTTTGCAACATCGTAAGAGTGTTGTTGCAGGTGAATGGGTTGAAACAATGACATGGCCGTATCCCGTAACAGTTCCAATGATGAAAGCAGACGGCACAGAAGCAGATGTTACTTATCCAAGTGGAACAGTATTCATGGGAGTGCAATGGGAACCTTGGGCATGGGAATTAGTTAAAGCAGGAAAGTTAACTGGTTATTCGATCGGTGGTAAATCAGAAAGATTGATGGTTGATTTTCCAGAGCAAGATGATATTATTAACATGCAGGTAGCAAAACATGGAACGCACGATCAGAAAACTCATGGTCGTCGTGGTGGCATACCTCAACAAGGTGGCGCTCGCGCAGGTATGGGCGATATTAAAATCACCGATGCAATGGCGGCTGAGATGCAAGGCGGTTCTGCCGCACCATTCTTAGTCAAAAATGAAAATGGTGATTGGGAATTCACACCTGAGCGTCAAGCATTACATGATCGTATAGTCAAAGAATCTGTTGATGGCGTTCCAAGTTCCGCAGACCCAACATATGTTGTTATGGGTGGTGGACCCGCGGCAGGTAAATCAACAATTCTTGAAAGCGGTCAAGTATCACTTCCAAAGAACACAGTTGAAGTCAACGCCGATACTTGCAAGACAAAACTTCCTGAATGGGATACGGCAGGTGCTAATCGCGCTTCTGTTACTCATGCAGAATCGTCATATCTTGCAAAGCGAACACAAGCGGCGGCGTTCGAGCGTAAGCAAAACATCGTGCTTGACGGAACAGGTGACACATCTCCTGCATCTATGACAGGCAAAATCGACACAGCAAGAGCGGCAGGTTACAAAGTCGAAGCGCACTATGTCACATTGCCAACGGACATGGCTGTGGCAAACGCACTTGCACGAGGACAAAAGACAGGTCGCTTTGTTCCAGAAGAAGTGATCAGGACAACCCACGCAGGAGTATCAACAACATTTCCGCAAGTCGCGGGTAAGTTTGACTCAGTTACTCTTTACGACACAACAGTATTTGGTGCAACAAAAGTAATTGCCACAGGCGGTAAAGGTGCATTAGACATCATAGATAAAGTCGCCTATGACGCATTTCTAGCGAAAGGTAACGCATGACAACCGATACACCACGAATCGAACGCATGTATCTTGAAATCCTTTTGGGGATTGATCAAAAAGATTCATTACTCAAACCATTAACCGATGCTGAAAAGGCTCAATGGGGTCGCATCGACAAACAAGTGAAAGAGATTCGAGCAATGGGTGGGGAATTTGAAATCCCTAACGAAGTGCCTCAATCAAATCCAGTTGCGGTCGTTGAATGATCACTTTATTTAAACATGGTTCTCATGATCAGAAAACGCATGGGCATGCTGGCTTAGTGCCTCATGGTTCTGCGGGGGGCGATGCAGTTCACAGAAATTTAGGCATGCACCTTGCACCAATTAGCGCAAAGGTTGATGGGATCAAATCAAATCCAACGATCGCAGGAGATTTAGCACAAGCAAAAGTCACACTTCATGCCGCATCAATCGCACCGACTGCTATGGCGAGCGCACAAGCATTAGGCAACACTCGTTTAGCATTATCAAGTGCGGCGCGGAAAGTTACTGGAACAAATACCCCGTTAGCCATTACACTTGCTGATATTGGCAAAGAAGCACAACGACTTTCTGACTCATTGTTGCGACCATAGGAACGGACGATCATGGAAACTGAATGGACATTAGTTCAACCTTCAATGCCTGAAATGGAAATGGAAGAAGTCGTAGACCTTCAAAAGAGCCTACGCACACTCCTTGCCAACACAGTAACTATTTCTTTACGCGCTCAGGGATACCATTGGAATGTTCGCGGTATTCATTTCGCCGCATACCATAAGTTATTTGGTGACATCTATGAGGACATTCATGAATCGATCGATCCAACAGCAGAGTGGTTGCGCAAATTAGGTTACGAAGCACCATACACACTTGGCGAGTTCATGAATGATCGCGACATTGAAGAACCGATCAAGCAGATTAGTTTGGCTATGCAGATTCAAACATTACTGCAAGGCATCGAGCAGTTAGAAGAATGCACAGAACATTGCTTAGAGGTTGCAACAGCCGAGGACGAACAAGGTCTGATCAATTTCCTTGCAGGTCGCCTAGACATGCTTGAAAAGTGGGAATGGCAATTGAACACATCTGTAAATGAAGGGTTTATGTAAATGAGTATTGTGGTTAATGACGGCAATAGCACACCGATCAATGTTCATGGCATAGTGATCCAAAAGAGCCTATCTACGGGTTCAATGGTTACATGGCAAGCATCGGGTGGTTCTGCAACTGGCAAAATTGAACGCATTGTTCGCGAAGGCAGTTTGAACATTCCTAATTCTAAATTTACAATCAACGCAGAAAAAGATGACCCTGCGGTTTTGATCAGAGTTTATCGTGACGGCAAACCAACGGATACTTTGGTCGGTCATAAAATGTCTACTTTAAAAGGTTAACTATGAGCATTGTTATCAATGATGGCAACACAGCCCCAGTAGCGGTTCATCGTGAAGCGGCAAAGGCGGCATGCCCTACTGCAACAAAAGACATTGCCGTAAATCTTGCTCATCGAGGCAAAGCGATCAAGACAGCCGCTTATGGTCCTTTAAATCCATCAGAACCAAACAATGAGTTTTGGCAAGCAAAGGCTGATAACTGGGATATTTCAATTGCTGAGGCAAAGACATCTCGTTGTGGCAATTGCGCGGCTTTCATTCAAACAAAGCAAATGCTTGACTGCATCGATGCAGGGTTATCCGCTGGCGATTCCAACTCAGAAAACGCGTGGGATACGATCAAGGCTGGTAATCTTGGCTACTGCGAAGCATTTGACTTCAAGTGCGCAAGTAAAAGAACTTGCGACGCATGGATAGCGGGGGGACCTGTAAAATGAGTATTAAAAGCACTAAGTTGCGCAAGTATCTAACTGTTCCTGTTCTACATTCATCAGGAAAGCGCAAGAACTTAATCGTTAAGACGATCACAGATCAGAACACATTTACTGTTGGCACATACAAAGGCACAACAGCATCAGTTACTCGTCAGACACCTTCAACAAAGAATGGCACAGTCTTCATCGACTAATTCTTATGGCAAAAACCATTCAGGTTGGAACCGCGCTTCATGTCAAGACAACTGCTGGCAGAATTCGTCATGCAATTGTTAAAACAGTTACTGATCAAAACACTTTAACTGTTAGCGTAGGCAAAGGAACAGCGTTCTCTGTAACTCGCGCATCATCGACTGTTACTCGCGGCACTCAATTTAACCAGTAACATGACTAACCCCAACCGCATTTCAAACGGCGAGGTTATTGCTCGCAAGTATATTTCTCGAACAGGTTACAAGTTCGGTGATGATACTTACCAAGAAACCGCCATGGGTTTACTAACGCGTTGGACACCTAACTTTTCTGCAACAGGTTTGACTTATACAGGAACAGGCGAAACGCACCCGACCTACAACAGTTACTATGTTAAGCATCTTCAAATGGTGACATTTATTATTAAAGTCAACCTATCAACAGTTACTAATTTTGGCACAGGGCAATTCAGCGTTGAACTTCCCTTTTTACCTTTAAACGGATTTGCAAGTCATTTCCCTGCATGGTGCTGGGTTGACCCGACGCAACCCGCAGACGAATTAAACGGGCATATAGTCCTACAAGCCGATCATCTACCTAATACCAAAACCCTTGACTTGCATTGGTATCAGGCAACCACAGCCGCCCCAAAACCTATTATAGAAAAGTTATTTGTTCAAGGCGATCCCGTCACTTTGACAACCAGTTCCTTGTTGTATATCAACGGCACTTATATTTCAAACGAATAGAGTTATGGGACACGCGTTTCAAGCACAATTTCCTCAACCATATGTTAGCCTTTTACTACCGAAATTTGGGCTGACCTCTATGGTTGAGGTAGGCGTAAAAACCAAATAGGGGTAAGGAGAAATTATGGCGAAAGCACCAAAGATGGTTCGCCTTTCAATCGATGAAACTAGCGGCGTTGATCACCCTGCACATTTAACCGAAGGTTGGATGATCATGAAATCAGCAAGTGTTGATGAAATCGATGCCGTAATTGATTCTTTAACCGAAACACAAACTCAATCATCAAAGGAGGACTCAGTGTCTAATGAGAATGAAGTTGTAACTGAGGACGCAGTTGTAGCCGAGGCGCCAGTCGCAGAAGCAACAGAAACTGAGTCACCAGCAGACGACAAAGACGCAAAGATCGCCGAACTTGAAGCCGAATTAGAAAAGGCTAAGAAGATGCCACCATTCATGTCTCCTGACAAGATGGACGGCGAAAGCGATGAAGAATACAAGAAGCGCATGAAGAAGATGGAAGAAGAAAAGGCAATGAAGAAGTCTGAGGACACAGTTGAGAAGTCAATTGAATCCGTAGAAAAAGCATTTGCATTTGAAAAAGCACGCGCTGACGAAGCGGTTGCACTTCTCCAAAAAGAACGCAATGAGCGCGCAGATGCAGAAGCCATTGCTAAAGCAAAGAATTGGAGCAACCTTCCACTAGATGCGGAAAAAGTTGGTCCAGCACTTCGTCAATTGTCACTAATTAACGAAGACCTAGCAAAAAGCATTGAAGGCATTCTTGAAGCCGTCAACGCACAAGCACAAACATCAAATCTATTTGCGGAAATCGGCAAGTCAGTCGATGCAGGAACAGACGCTTACTCACGCATGACAGCGCTCGCTAAGGCGGCAGTTGAATCAGGTGTTGCGAAGTCAATGGAACAGGCAATGGCAGATGTAGCGATCGCAAACGCAGATCTCTATTCACAGTATCTAACCGAGAAGGGTGCTAAGTAAAAATGGCATACGAATTTAGTAATTACAGCGTAAAGGTAACCCTCGTCGCAGGTGCTGACCTTTCTGCTTTGCAGTACTACTTCGTCAAGTTGAATTCATCAGGTCAAGCAGTCGCATGCGCGGCGGCAACTGATGTTCCAGTTGGCGTATTACAGAACGCACCAACATCAGGACAGGAAGCAGAAGTCCTAGTTGTTGGCGGCACAAAGATTGTTGCAGGAGCGGCTATTACTCTCCCATCAGCAATCGGAACAGGTGCAACAGGCAAGGCTGTTGCTCTCGCAACAACAGACACAACCAAGTATGTAGTTGGCTCATTGATTACAGCATCAGCCGCAGATGGAAACATCGTGACTGCTGTTGTTAACTGCGCTAACGCAACACGAGCAAACTAAGGGGAGCGACTTAAATGCCACAACCAAATGTAAATAGCACACACATTGATGCTATTCTCACAAACATTTCTGTTGCTTATCTACAAAAGCAGGACAACTTTATCGCTGATAAGGTTTTCCCTGTAATTCCAGTAGATAAGAAATCGAACAAGTATTTCGTCTACACAAAGAATGACTGGTTCCGCGATGAGGCACAACGCCGCGCCGATGCAACCGAGTCTGCTGGTAGCGGATACTCACTCACAACAGCAACTTACAACACAGATGTCTTTGCATTCCACAAGGATGTAGGCGATCAGACAGTTGCTAACTCAGATGCACCATTGAACCCACTTCGCGAAGCCGCAGAATTCGTTACACAGCGTCTATTGCTTCGTCGTGAATTGCAGTTCGTATCTGACTTCTTCACCACAGGTGTATGGGGAACAGATGTAACAGGTGTTGCAGGTTCACCATCAACAGGCGAAACAAAGCAGTGGTCAGATTACTCAGCATCAGACCCAATCAATGACATCGAAGCGGCAAAGGCGTCAATCCTTTCAACAACAGGTATCGAGGCAAACACACTCGTTCTTGGTTACGATGTATTCCGTCAGTTGAAGAATCACCCTGACCTAGTTGATCGCATCAAGTACACATCTTCACAGACCATCACAACCGACATGCTCGCGGCAATGTTTGACATTCCACGCGTTATGGTTGCAAAGGCTGTAAAGGCAACAAACAACGAAGGTGCCGCTGGCGCATACTCATTTGCTTATGGCAAGGGCGCGCTACTTTGCAATGTCGCAACAAACCCAGGAGTTCTAACTCCTTCTGCTGGATACCAGTTCTCATGGACTGGCGTTTCAGGCGGTCTTGGTGCAAACATTGGAACATCTTCATTCCGTATGGAGTCAATCAAGGCAACTCGTGTCGAGGCTGAAATGGCATTTGACAACAAGGTAGTTGCTAACGATCTTGGCTACTTCTGGAACACAATCGTTGCTTAATTAACTTGATTAGGAGGGGAGAGCAGAAATGTTCTCCCCTTCTTTCATAGATAAGGAAAATAATGAAAGTCAAAATCCTCAAGGCATTTGTTGTAGACGGAAAGATGTTGGAAGTCGGATCAATTCATGACGCATCATCTTGGAGAAATGTTAAGACGCTAGAAGGATCGCGCTACATTGCGCCGATCTATTACACAAGCGAAAACGAAACAAACAAAGAAACCAAACCTTCTGCCGTAAAAAAGGCATAAAGGAAGTAAGATTGGGGGGCGTGGAGTAATCTGCGCCCTTTAATCATTTAAGGAGCAGTCGTGGCAATTCCAGCAAACCTCAGCCTTGTAACAGTTACAGGCACATACATCGATATTAGCGGTGTTCCTATTGCTGGACAGGTTAAATTCACCCCACGCGCAGTTCTTCGAAATGTTACTTCAAATGTGATTCTTGTTAACTCAACGATCGTAGTCACACTTGATGCTAACGGCTCATTCTCACAGCAACTTGTAGCAACAGATGACAATGACGCATCACCAATCAACTTCACATACTTTGTAGAAGAAGCATTCGTAGGCGGTCGCCAATTCGATATTTTGCTTCCTGCGGCAACTGCAACAATTGATCTTGCAGATGTTTCTCCTGCTATTGCGAACGACGGCACAGGCGCACTTTATATTAGCGCGGCAGAATTCAATGATTATGAGGCGCGATTAACTATTGTTGAAGGCAAGGCGGGTGCGGTAGAAACATATCTTGCAAGCCTACAAAGTGCGCTCGCAACTGCTATTACTAATTCAAACAACGCTCGCGCATTAGTTAACTCATATGTCACCTCTATTGGCAATATAGGAGATAACGGAATCCTTTATCCTTCAAGGGCGTTCTAATGGCACTTCCATTAAACATTACTCAAATCACTTTGACGGGTCAGTATCTTAATTTTCAAGGTCAAGCGATCGATGGTCAAGTAAAGATTTATCCATCGCAGGTATTGATCGACTCAGCCGCCGATCGCATCATCATTCCTTCAACGATCACAGTTGACTTAGTTGCAGGTGCGTTCAGCGTAAGCGTTCCGATTACAAATGATCCCGATGTTAACCCTTTAAACTATTACTACTACTTTGAAGAATCGTTTGAGGGTGGTCGCACTTACATCATTTCATTACCTGCAAGCCTCGGCGCATCTGTTGACATATCCGACCTTCGAACCGATCAATCAATTGTTGAATACATTCAACCGATCGCCTATCAACTATGGCCGCCTCTCCAAATACGAACACAGGATCTTGAAACCGACTACATCAATGCAACAAATCCCGCAACAACTTTGCCAATTCCGGGAACTTATCAATGGCTCTATCTTTACTTCGATACCTATGCTTCAATGGCAAGCACATGGGCAACATACGCGAGCGCGGTCAATCCAAATCTTGTTTTAACTAACGCTCGGGTTGGTCAAATCTATGATCGTATGACCCGCCTTAATAATTACTCAGCAACCACAACCGACTTGCGCGAAACAACAAATTTGGGCGTTGTAAGTCGCACAGGATATAACGCGGTTGCGGCAAAGTTTGGAACATACACAGCAGTCGCGGCTCAGTATGTCAATTATGCCGCGCTCGCGTCAGCAACATTTACTTGGTCATATGCGCAAGTCGGAACGCTTATTGGAAACATTGGCAATGCCCTTACGGGAACCGATCGCACCGAATACGCAAGCCTTACCGATCCATTGCTCAGTTTAACAACAACCAAAACAGGTAACGATTATGGTGCTTTGACTTTGTCAGGTCTTACAAACGAGCAAGCCGCAGGTGCGTTTGCGACATACGGCGCACTTGCCGCTGGGTCGTTTTCTATTACAGTTCGCGATTGGGCTGATAGACTAAGAACTGCGGCTAATCGTCCTTCACCGCTACTTACAAGGAGTTATGAGTATGGCATTAACATATAAAGTCCTAGGACAATCTGCCCCTGCCGCCGCAACGCTCACAGATATTTATACTGTTCCATCTGCAACCTACGCGATCATCAACTCCGTAGTTGTTTGCAATACAGGATCAAGTTCAACAACATTTCGTGTTTCAGTCGCCAAAGATGGCGCGGCTGATACCCTTGCTCAATATGTTGCTCGCGAAGTAATTATCAACGGCAATTCAACAACAGAACTAGCGTTAGGTATAACGATGGACGCGGCAGATGTATTAAGAGTTTATTCAACATCTGGTAGCCTTTCATTTAATGCCTTTGGCGTAGAGATCGTTTAGGAGATATAGATGCCAACAACATCAGGCGGGTTAAGATACCCAGCGTCAACAGATGCGATCAATATTCCATTGGATATGGCAAATCTTGCCAACGATGTTCAGACATACATCAACGCTAACGCCTTGACAACTACTGGAACCTACACCCTAACAAACAAAAAAATTGGTTCAACAGGTCTTGGTTGGACAGGATCATCGGGACAAACAACTTTCACAACAACACTTCAAGCGACTATTCCAACAGGCAACAACACAGTCACTATTCCCAACGCCTCAGGAACTATCTCTCTAATTTCATTAGCGGAAACACTTTCCAACAAGACATTCCAGAATCAAATTTCGATCAATGGCTCCGCATCGGGAACAGCGATCATCACAGCCCCAAATACCGCAGGAACTCCCACCCTAACCCTTCCTACAACAACAGGCACACTTGCCATTGTTGACGATATTGGTCAAGGAGAAATGCTCGTCGTAATGGGAGTTTACGGCGGTTAATCAAACCTTTTATGGCAGAATAAGCCCTAGACGAAAGAGGATAAGAAATGCCAGTTAATACACCGAAGGCACTTGCGCGAGGCGCGTTTGCTACCTCATCTGCAACGCTTTACACAGTTCCTGCATTGACTACCGCGATCATTACAAACATTGTGGTCACAAACAGCGCGGCATCATCTGCAACTTTCACCCTCGTTCTAGACGGCGTTGATCTTTTCAAGACAACAACAATTGCCGCTAACTCATCTGTTGTAATGGACATGAAGCAAGTATTGACAACTACCAAATTGATCACAGGACTTGCATCTGCTGTTACTGTTAACTACCACATTAGTGGAGTGGAGAGCGTCTAATCATGGCAATCAATACTTATCCCGCAGTCGCGTCACCAATTAAATCAATTCAGCGCGGAAGCGCGGCTGGTGCAGGAACAGTAACTATTACTGCTATTGATATTTCTAAGTCAACAGTAAATGTTTTTGGGTCGGCATCATCAGGAACGGTTGCGGCATCATTTGGTCTTAATGCGCCAGGTTCAGGCAATGTGCGCCTTCATGGTGTTTCGAGTTACCACCAAAATAACTTTGGTCAAGTTCAAGCGCCTACTGGTGCTACATTTGGTAATACTTGGACCAACTCCAACGGCGGAAATAACTATTATTGGTATTTTGATACTGCCGTAAACGCGGGTACCGCGCCAACACCTAATGCTGGTTCAAATAATCTTGTAGCCGCAGTTGTGCAAGGGTATCTTTCAAACTCGACATCGCTAGTCGTATCAGGCGCTTGTCGCTGGGAAGTTGTGGAGTATAACTAATGAAATCTTTTATTCAATTACATGATGGTATCGGTTTTGCAATTATTCACACAGAAGGCGATGTAGACCATACTGTTACTCCCGATCACATAACCGCAGTTGAAGTTGATTCGGACAATCCAAGTCAATTTTTAAAAATGAAATATGATGAAAAAACAAAATCATGGTCGCAAGCACCTCTCATTTACTACGGCGAAGTTGATGATCGCGGAAATGTAATTGAAATTCGCAGAACTTATTTTGTTCACGAAACTGAGGGCATGCCTATTTTGCCAGAAGATTTTGAGCCTAATTGGAAATGGATCAATAATGAATGGGTGAAACCATACATTGAAAGCGAAGTTATTGTTTCTGAACTAACCGCACCAACAGAAACAGAAGAAGAAAGAATTGCAAGAGTGACCGCTTTAGGCGGCACCCCTAATTGACATTCAGCATCAAATAAAAGATGATAGCGTCTATCTTACATCAAAAGATAGGCGCTATTATGTTTTTTAAAAAGAAAGAACCAGTAATCACTTTTGTTCCTTTCTTATCGTTTCATTTATCTTCTCAACCAGTTCTTGCCTCGCAGGTTGTTCCAGAATGGTATAAAAAAACAGCAAGTTACATACCCGAAGAAAAAAAATTAACTTCCGAGAGAACTATTAAACGGTGCATGCCTGTTTTCGATGCAATGAGCGCGGGTTATATTATTTCTACGCCTTGCGATATAAGTGTGACTCAAATAGACGGAGAGCCACAATACGAACCTTCAATGAGAGACACTATTCAATATCATCCTCAAAAACAAGCAACTTTTCATCCTAAAGCACATCCTTTTCAATTCCCAAAATTTATTAACGCTTGGGGCATAAAAACCCCCAAAGGATACTCATGTTTATTTATTGCACCTATGCACAATGAAAATCCTTGGTTTGAATGTTTAGCAGGTCTTGTAGACACCGATCGTTACGATGCGCCCGTGAATTTTCCATTTGTTTTAAAAGACCCAAAATTTGAAGGCATTATTCCAGCAGGAACGCCAATGATTCAAGTCATTCCTTTTAAGCGAGAAGATTGGGGTTACGGAATTGGAAATGATAAAGATGTTCTCAATGCGCAGGAAACAGATAAAGAATTAAGTATCGTTTTTTTTGATAGATACAAACGACTATTCCGAGATAAAAAAATATGGAATAGAAAACTTTAGTTATAGTTTTTTTTGACCCATTTATTTTTCTTATACCAACCGCTAAAAGAAAGCGTTGATATTCTGTGATTCTTTCTTCCTTCTTTAACGAGTTGATCGTTATCTTCTTTTGATAACCAATCCTCTCGTTTGAAAGGAATAATTTGATAAATTGGAGTTCCTTTTTTAATAATGCCTTCAAAATTGTTATCAATAAAAAAAGGTAGCCTACCCGTGTGCATAATTCCATCAGTATCAACTACCGCGCTCATTGTTGTAAATGGTAAATCAAATCTATTTAAAGGATGAGTGATCAAAGAACTATAACCCTTAGGCGTTTTCATGAAATAAGGAATAAGCCATGTCAATCTTTGTTGAGAGTGACCAGCGGGTGTTGGAAGTAACATAGTTGAGTCCATTGGTCTTTGTTCAATAGGAATTAACTCGGGAGTATGCCAAGAAAATGTTTTACTACCATCGGGTTTAGTTTCTACTAAAATGTCACACCACAATTCGGCAATGTAACCTGTTGTCAATCCGTCCAAAAAAGGAACACATCTTTTTAAGGTTTGAGATGTTGGGTGACTGTCATAAGTTAACGGGGTTTGCTTATACCAATTAGGTATGTAATTTTTTGCAGGTTTTGGATTATTAAATACATCGCCATTGCCAAATTCAATAATAGGTTTTTTATTAAACATTTTGTTACTCCATAATATTCTTTTTAATTGATTTTGAAATTGCCTTTTGCAAGCCATTCTTATTAAATCTTGAATACAAAGAAGTCAAACTTGATGACTTTTGATATTTCTTGTAATCAATACAAGCCTGAGATAGATTCATTAAATCTTGATCAAAATGAAAGCGTTTTAAGATAACAGGTTTCTCCGTATTAAATTTAACATATGCGATAGGGTCTCCTTTTTTAATGCTTACAAAATTGACATTTTCATTTAATTGTATTGCGGCTTCTACGGGTCTAAACCAAGAATTTATATTAAAAGTTCCCGGAACGAAATGCCCATTAAAAACTTGAGGGTGTAAATAAGCGGGCATTGCTACCATTTCTAACGGCTCATCAGACCAAAAAATCCAATTGTTTAATATAGAAAAAGTAAAGGCATTTTCAACTGTCGCTTCTTTTTTTGTTACAAATTTAATAGTTTCTAAATCGCTTTCAGGCAATTGCATAATGCCTAAAGTCGAATGTAACCCAAAAGTAACTTCAAACGGAGATTCTAAAACAAAACTATTTTTGACAGTATTTAGAAAAGCGTGACATTGAAACCAATTGTCGTGCTTGTTGGTTTTATTTTGCTTATATTTTATTGATGAAAGAACAGATTTCGGTTCATCATATAAAAGATGCAAAGAAGCAAAGTCGGTACTTGGATACCAAGGTGACCAATAAACTATTTTCATTTAAATAAAGTCAATATTGATTACACAACGGTAGTCATGCTTAATTGGTTTTGAAGAGGCATGATATTGCAACCCGTCAAAAATAACTCCACGACCCATTCTAGGGCTTACCCTCAATGCTTCCGTTAAATCCTTTTTTTCAATATTTATGCCTTCATGCCAAAATTGTTCAAAAAAAACAGTATCTCCGTCCGAATCATTTACATAGTATAAAAAAACTTTATGTGGAGTATTTTGATCAACATGAGGTGCAAGATAATCGCTTGATGTTGCCCTTGTTGTTATATTTGATTTAATTCGAATAATTTCATTAACCGCAATTGAATGTTTTAATGTAAAATTTTTAAACAGACGCAAGATTCCCGCAGATGTGTTTGTGTCGGCAAACACGCTATGAACAAATTGAAAAGAGTGATCGTTTTCTAGTGATTCTTTAGAAGAACGCTCAATATTTGTCTGAGGCTGAAATTGCCATACTCCATGCGTCAACAAACCTTGTTGAAATTCTAAAGCGGATTCATAGGGGATAAAATTGTCATCTTGAATAATCATAAAACTAGCCTACTCTGGTGTCGGGTTGAGTTCAAGCCTTAGTTGGGGTAGGGCGTGTAAGATAGAGGCATGACTTTTACCTATGTAGGACCCGCGACCTCTGATCGCGATAAGGTGCGCTTTCTTATTCAGGACACGGATTCAAATAACCCGCATATGACTGATGAGGAAATCAATTGGTTGATCAGCGAATGGGCAGATGTTTATGACGCGGCGGCTAACGCGGCAGATGTCCTTGCTGGTTCATACGCTCACAAGGCTGACTACAACAAGTCGGTCGGAGATTTAAGTTTAAGTGAAACATTCTCAACACAGTCACAGCGTTTCTCGTCACTTGCAACTAGCCTTCGACTTAATCGCATGCGTCGCTATGTCCCAACATGGGTTGCAAATGCAGAAGCACTTAAATCAACTGCCGATCGTGTTGTAGATACTCACAACACAGATGCGTTTATGGGTCAAATGGATAATCCACGCGGAACGGGTCTTTACTCAGACGGAGAAAGTTAATGTCGCATCAATGGACAGGACCCGAAGGCATTGATGCCAAGTTTGCAGAAATGATGACTGACACGATCGTGTTTAACGCGGGATCAGCCATTGACAAATATGGCAAGCGCACTTATGGTGGAACTACAACAACTGCAACAGGTCGAATTGTATTTGAAAATCGCTTGATGAAAGATGCAGAAGGACAAGACATTGTTTCAACAGGTCGCGTTTATCTCTATGGTGCTTATGGGTCGCTGACTCTTGCTGACAAAATAACTTTGCCAAATGGAACAACACCCGTGATCATTGCACTTGAAACAAAGAAAGATACAGGCGGCAATCACCACACAGTTGTTCACTTTGGTGTCTAATGGAAATCTACTTCACAAACCTTGATCGTATTCAAGCGGCAATTGCGGCATCGGGTAAAGCGGGTGCAGAGGTAGCGGCTCGCGCATTGCGTCACGAAGCACAAGAGGCATTTGCACGATCACAAGATCAAGTTCCTGTTGATACAGGCGCACTCAAAGGATCGGGTCGAGTTCGACCTGAAACAGGCGGTGTTTTTCATGCGGGCAATGAGGTCTTTGTTGAATTGACTTACGGATCAACCGCGGTCAGTTACTCAGTTCCTGTTCACGAAAACCTCGAAGCGCATCACCCTCACGGCAATGCCAAGTATCTTGAAATCCCAATGGCACAACAAGCCGCTGGTGCAGGTGGGCGCATTGCTGATAAAGTAGAGGCAATTCAGAAAGGAATGATCAAATGATCCTAGAGGCATTAGGCGATTATTTAGTCACCAATAACAAAGGCACATTGGGTTCAACGATCTTCTTAGGCAAGATGCCAGCAAGTCCTGACTATTGCATTACTGTCTACGAGTATGAAGGCGTTCCACCGAAAGAATCATTTGGCACAGCCGCCTTTGACATTGACATGCCTCGAATTCAAGTTGTAGTTCGAGCGGCTCGCGATGATTACCCAACTGCTCGTGATGCGGCAGAATCAATTCGACAACTTTTCGCATCGATCACGAACTTAACGATTTCTTCAACGAAGGTCTTGCGTGTCGCGTCAATAGGCTCTACCCTTCCTTTAGGCTTAGATGATAAGGACAGACCTCGCATCAGTGCTAACTTTCAGGCATATGTAGAAAGACAGTAATGAGCGAGCCGATCAAAGACCCTTACGGAAGGGGCGCAAATCGTGACGAAACTCCCAAGTGCTGGCGGTGCGGCAGAATCCTTGCCGAATACCTCACAGTCCCATACTCGCTCAAATGCTCTCGATGCAAAGCAGTCAATCAGCACCTTTAAAGAAGGGTTGACGCAACTCGTCAACAATCCAAAAGTATTTGCAGGGCAAGAGTGTTTTGTTGGACAAATGCTTGCTAATTTAAACAACGAAGAATCATTGTTACTCCATACCGCGCTCGCGGATAAACGAATTCGACATGTTGATCTTGTTCGTCTTTGTGAGGCAGAAGGTTACAAAATGAGCGAGGCAACTATGCGCAGACATCGCGCAGGTGGTTGCAGGTGCGATAAGTGACATTTTCTGATCGTGTAAAAGCATTGGTAGGCGAGGCAGACGCTGAACAGAACGAACCGCCAAAGCGCGATCGGAAAGCGCAATGGGTTCCGGGCATTGAATGGAAAGGTGACGAAGGCGAAGTCACAACCCTTCCAATGGAAGGCGATAATCACCCCGACTGGTCAAGCATCCTCAAAATATGGGGATTAGACCCTGAACAATTTTCGGTCGTTGAACCTGTCTTGTTCAATGTATGGGGAAGTCCTGATGGCATCTTGAATCGCCAATGGAAGGGCAAAGTAATTCGCAATAAACCCGAGTTGGGTAGTCCTTACGATTTAGAGGCATTACGCGATGAGATCAAACGCCACAAACCAAAGAAAGTTCAACCATTGCATGGCGATGGTGTGTTCAATGTTGTCCTTGCAGATTGGCAAATAGGTAAATCAGAGGGCGGTGGAAGTCAAGCCACAGCCAAGCGTGTTTTAGATGCCATAGAAGCCGTTAAAGGGCGCGTAGACGAGTTAAAACGATTAAAGCGACCTCTAGGCACACTCCAAATCATATGGACGGGAGATAGCGTTGAAGGCTGTCTAGGGCATTATGAGATGCAGACATTTAGCGTCGACCTTGATCGGCGAGCGCAAGTAAATGCAGTTCGAACATTATTGCTAGAGGCAATTCGTCAATGGTCGCCTCACTTTGAGAAAGTGCGCATAGTTGCAGTTGGGGGAAATCATGGCGAAAATCGATCGGCAAACGGCAAAGCGTTCACAACCCTTGCCGACAATGATGATCTTGCTGTCATTGACCAAGTCAAAGACGCCTTGGAATTCAACCCAGAGGTCTATGGGCATGTTGAAACGATTATTGCGCCTGATCATCTTTCGCTCACAGTCGAAACGGCGGGGTGGATTCTAGGTTTAACGCATGGTCACACAGCACGATCAGGTGGCACAGCAGAACAAAAGTTAAAGACATGGTTAAGCAAAATGGCACTTGGTCGTCAACCAATTGGCGAATCAGACATTTTGATCACAGGTCATTACCACCATTTGCGTCAAGCAGATTGGGGAAGCGTTCATTGGATTCAAGCACCAGCACTAGACGGGGGATCAGAATGGTTCAGAATGACAAGCGGAGAACACAGCGAAGCGGGAATGTTGACCTTCGCGACATACCCCGAAGCGAAGGTGAAGGATTTACAAATTCTATGATGACACCAAAAGACATTGCCGATTATGCAGTTTCATTGGTAAGTGGTGATCGTCAAAATGATTATGGTCATCCATTAGACGACTTTACTCGCGCTGGAAAAATATGGGAAGCAATTCTTGGCGTTCCTGTTTCGGCAGAGCAAGTTGCATTGTGCATGGTTGGAGTGAAGATCGCTCGCGAAGTCAATAGACAAAAGATCGACAACGCAGTTGATGGCATTGGTTATTTCTTAACCCTTACTATGGTTCAGCAAGAACGCGCCGAGCGCGAAAGACAAAATCAGCAACCCGAGTGATAACATTATCTTGATCGTGTCCTTAGTGACCCCAACCGTTGTCGTGACCAAGAGTCCTATTCGGTACTGGGGTCGTCCTGCCTAAAAAGGAGGCAAAAATGGCTCAGTACCGCGCAACGGTGGGAATTGATTATCCACCAAACAAGCGTGTTGAAGCAGGAGAAATTGTTTCTGACCTGCCCGGAGATTCTATTAAGTGGCTCCTTGAACAAGGACTAATCGAATCACCTGACAAGAAATCAACAGCAAAAGAAATTATTGAAGAAGTAATTGAAGAACCAAAGGTTGAAGAAACCAAGGTTGAAGAAATAGTTGCAGAAGTTCCTGCCTCAGAAGAAGGAGAGGCTGAATAATGCCTACATTCCGTCATGGTAAAAATACTATCGTCATGTTTGACAAGTATGATCTAAGCACATATTTCAACATGGCAACAACATCAGCAATGGCAGAACCTGTTGACACAACAACATTTGGTTCAGCAAATAAAACTTATGCAGTCGGCATGAAAGACGCAACAGTTTCATTTGAAGGACTATGGGATGGTTCAACAGATGCAGTTGATGAAGTTCTAAGTGCGGCTGTTACAGCGACAGCAGACAAAGTTATTACTGTTGGTTCAGAAGGTGCGGCAATTGGTCGTCGTGCTAAGTTGATCAACAGCATTGAAAGTTCATATGAAATCAAAGCCGCAGTTGCCGACATGGTAACAATCTCCGCAGAAGTTCAAGCAAGCGGAATTAAAGGTGGCTTAGATGGCGGTGTATTGCTCGCCGCTCAACAGACAGTATCAAGCGTTACTGCAAACACTAGCGTTGACAACGCCGCCTCTAGCGCAAATGGTGGCGTTGCACATCTGCATGTTACGAGCAACACTCGTAATGGTGCGGCAACAATCAAAGTGCAACATTCTGCCAATAACTCAACATGGGCAGACCTTGTTGTATTTACAGCAACAACCTCTACCACTACAACATCGCAACGCGTTGAAGTAGCGGCTGGAACAACAGTAAATCGATACATTCGCGCTAATGTGTCAGCCATTGCTGGGTCAACAGGCTCAGTAACCATCACCGTTGGATTCGCAAGGAGATAAAATGCCAACATTTCGCCACGGTAAAAACTCGCAGTTCACAATCGCCGATAGCGGGGCAGTAGTTCGTGACATCAGCAACACGCTGAACTCGATCACAATGCCACGCTCTATCGAAACTTTGGAAACCACTTCTTTCGGATCTACATCAAAGTCCTATGTAATTGGTTTCTCAGATTCAACAATTTCAGTTGAAGGTTCATTCGACGCAACAGTTGACGGATACCTTTCAGGACTTGTTGGCAATGACACAGCGAGCGCGTTCGTTTATGGTCCAGAAGGATCAACAGTAGGTCAAGTCAAGTTCACAGGTTCAGCGTTCCTTACTTCATACGAAGTAAAGGGCGGAGTAGGCGACATCGTTTCTTACTCAGCAGAATTTCAAGTAACTGGCGCGATCACACGCGGAACTTACGCTTAAACAACTTAATAACCCAAACCCAAGTCGAGTCCTAGAGACCCAATAGAAAAGAGAGAGCATCGTGTCCATAAGAGACCTAATTTTAAATAGCAATGATATTCCACGCGAACTTGTAAAAGTTAAAGAGTGGAACATCGAAGTTGAAGTTCGAGGAATGACAGGCGCAGAGCGCACTCGTATTCTTGATCTTGCCCAAGGCGACGGGGGAATGAACCTTCAAATGGTTTATCCCGAAATTGTTATTTCAACAGCGTTCGATCCTGAAAGTGGAGAACAAATTTTTTCTCCCGCAGATCGCACAGCGTTGCTCTCAAAGTCAGCAAACGCACTAGATACCCTCGCAACTGTTGGTATGCGTTTGTCAGGTTTTCTAGCGGAAACATCAAATGACTTGGGAAAAGATTCATCCGAAACGGCTATCGAAGGTTCGTCTTCGAATTAGCACAAAGGTTGGGAAGGACTGTTGACGAATTACTTCACGGCAGTCCTTCCCATAACCCTATCTCCGCGATCGAACTCGCAGAATGGGAAGCGTTAGAGCAAGTCCGTAATTGGGAACAAGAGCAAGCAAATCGGAGGTGACATGTGGCTGACTACAATATAAAAGGCAAAATGACCCTCGAAACAGGGTCGTTTATTTCATCTGCCCAAGCCGCTTCCAATTCACTTAATGGTTTAAATTCATCAACAAAAACAACTTCTGTTGGCATGCGCATGTTAAAGCGTGGTGTTATGGCGGCTGGTGTTGCATTAGGTGGACTTGCCGCCGCGGGAATTAAAGCCGCTTCGGATTATCAGCAAGCAAACATTGCATTTACAACAATGCTTGGTTCGGCAGAGAAATCAACAAAGTTCCTTCAAGAAATGCGCGACTTTGCCGCCAAGACACCATTTGAATTACCCGATCTCTTAACTGGCGCTCGTCGCTTGATGGCAATGGGATTTGCCGCAGAAGAAATCAAACCCATGCTTACCGCCGTTGGAGATGCCGCCGCAGGTCTTGGCGTTGGCGCGGAAGGTGTAAATCGAATCACCCTTGCACTTGGTCAAATGAAAGCAAAGGGAAAAGTTTCTGGCGAAGAAATGCGTCAGTTAGCAGAAGCAGGTATTCCTGCATGGAAGTATCTTGCAGAAGCGGCTGGTAAATCAACAGCCGAAATGATGAAGTTGGGCGAACAAGGCGCGATCCCAGCAGAACAAGCAATTCAAGTATTGATCAAAGGCATGGAAGATGGCATTGGAACCGCTCGCGGTTTCGGTGGCATGATGGATCAACAGTCGCGAACAATGGCTGGTTTGATGTCAACACTTAAAGACACAGTTCGAAACGCATTTGTTGACGGATTCAATAAATATGTTCCGCAAATTAGCACAGTATTTGAAAAACTTATTCCTAAAGTCGGTGGATTTGTTCAAAAGTTCATTGACGCAATGGGTTGGTTAGTAAGCAATGTAGGTAAAGTCCTTGGTGGAATTGCTACGATCATTGAACCTATCTTTAAGAATTTCTTGCTTCCTGCGTTTGCAATTGTTGGCGCGGCTATCTATGTAGTTGTTGAAGCACTCGGTCGCGTTGGTCAATTTATTTCAAACAATAAAACTTTATTTCAAGGATTAGCAACTGCCGTTGGCGTTGCCGCGCTCGCTTATATGGGTCTTTATGTTGGTGTAGGTATTTACAACACCATAGCCGCTATCTCAATTGCGCGAACTAAACTTATGGCACTATGGCAAGCGCGTACTGCAATTGCTACAACTGCATTAACGCGAGCGCAAGCATTACTCAATGCAACAATGGCGTTCAACCCAATTGGTTTAGCCATTGCCGCCGCGGTTGCTCTTATCGCTGTTTTTGTTGCACTTTGGAATCATTCAGAAGCGTTCCGCAAGGCAGTTATTTTCTTGGCTAAGGGTGTTGTTCAATATGTCGCTTTCATGATCAGAGCATGGGGCGGGTTGATCGAAACTATCCTTAAAGTTGTAACAGGACCATTGCGTTTATTCCTTGGCGTTCTTTCTCATTTGCCGGGGATAGGTGGCGCCGCTAAAAAAGGTTTAGAGTTAGTTAATAAAGGCATTGAAGGTGTTGGCAATTTTGCTGAAACAACCGCTAAAAAGGTTGAAGGTTTCACTAAAACTCTTGACTCATTGCAAAACAAAAAAATTAGTTTGCCTAAGTTTGGTGGCGGAGTTAAAGCAGGATACGGCGAAGGTGCATTTAAATATGGCGACGGAACGACTCCTGAAATCGCCGATCCGACTGCTGGATTTGCTGACGCGCTCAAAGGTGGTAGCGACGAAGCAAATGAAAAGGCTAAAGCCGCCGCAGAAAAACTTAAAGAGGCACAACGCGCACTTAAAGAGTCAGTTCAAAACTACAACGACTTTATTAAGAATGATTTTGCTAAAGGCTTTACAGACGGCGCAGACAACGCTCGCGATGCAATCCTTAACGGACTAGACAAACTTAAATCAGTATTTGAGGCACAAGCAGAAATGCTTGAAGGTGCGGCTCTTGATAACTTGTGGAAAGCATGGGACAAGGTAAATACCAAGGTTCGCGGATATATCGATCAAGCAATGAAGGTTGCGCAAGACCTCGAAGATGTTCAGAATCAACTTGACGATGCCAACAAGCGTCTTGAAGAAGCAATTGCAAACCGCGCAGAGGGCGCAAAAGCATTTGCCGAAGTATTAAAGACACCATTTGGCGAACCAAGTGCGCTTGAAAAGGGTCTTGCAAGTGGCGAAGCAACTGTTGATTCGATCATTTCAATGTATGACAGCATGCGCGAGGCAATTGATAAGCGTTTTGACGGCATTGGTGGCACTCGTAAAGACGAGTTGATCAATTACCTTACTGATCAGACAGCAAAACTTGTAGCACTAGCAAAGCGACGCGATCAAGCGGCTAAGGCTCTTGACGAGGCACAAAAGCACCTTGATGATGTTCTTTCACAGCAAGCATCATTCAAGACAAGCATTGTTGACAGCATCAAGTCATTTGGAACCGCGCTCGCCGACCTTTCAAAGTCAAATGGCGATAACACGATCAAGGTTATTAAGACAGCAAGCGGTCTTGTTATTACTCAAATGACTACCGCTAAGTCAGGCGTTGATTTAATTACTGACAAGTTAAAGGCAAACCTACAAACTATTCAGGACTTTACAACCAACATTCAATTGCTCTTAACTAAGGGTTACAACAAAGAGTATGTTCGCCAACTGCTTGAAGCGGGTCCAGAAGCCGCTGGTGCAACAGCCGCGCTTCTTGCTCAAAGCGGGACTGACACAGTAGACACAGTTAATTCGCTCTATGATCAAATCAATAAAGCATCTGAGCAATTCGGTTCAAAGATGTCCGAAACTTTCTACGGCAATGCTGTATCAATGGCAAAGGCGATGGTTGACGGCGCACAAAGCGAATACACAAACATCATGACCGAAATGACTTCGATCTACAACGGAATTAAAGATAAGTTAACTCCGCTCAAAGATGTTGGCACAAATGTTGGTGAAGATTTAATTCAAGCAATGATCGACAAGTTAAATGCTCGTAAAGCAGAACTTATCGCCCTTGCTCAATCAATTGCCGCCGCAGTAGCCGCCGCTATGCAAGCCGCCGCCGCAGGAATTGGCGTTGGCGTTTCAACATATGTCCCACCCGTAGTTACTGGTGGTGGCGGTGGCGGTGGTGGCGATACTGCCTCAGCCGATGCACAAAAAGAACTTGATGATGCAAATGCCGCACTTGCTGACGCATTAGCCGAACTAGATAAGTCATCTACTGATTTAAGCAAAGTGCTTGATAGTTTAGGATCATCTGCTAAAACTGCTACAAAAGCGGTTTCAGGAACTACAACATACACAGTTAAATCAGGCGACACATTAAGTGCAATTGCTAAAAAGGCTGGAACAACGCTAGATACTATCCTTGATCTTAACCCTAAATTTGAAAGTGTTCCAAAATACAAAGACGGCAATATGATCTGGGCGGGAACAACTGTTAAGTTGCCTACCGCGCCAACTGTTAGCACAGCACCAACAACATCATTTGGTGGTTTCTCTACTGATTCACAAAATTGGGCAAAGACAGGTGGAACAACAACAAACATCGCCGAAGGTGCTGTTAAAGTTACACTTTCATCAAATGTGCCAGCAGATGATGTTGAACCAATTATGACTCGCGCACTATTGAACGCACTAGGGGCAAGATAAAATGGCGGTAACAACACTATCTCCTAACGCAACTGCATCAGGATCAACGCTTTACACGATCACAGGCGGTTCGGCAAATATTCATACTGCACTATCTGACGGCTCAGATGGAACATTTATTCAGAAAGCAAATACCATTACAGGTTCAGCCGATCTTATTATGGATTTTGGCACATTAACTTTGACATCTGCGCAACGCGTCAAGCAAGTGCGTTTGCGTATTCGAGCATCTACTCCTAACGACACAGGTAAGATCAATGCTTATCTTGGTTGTCGTATTAGTCGACAAAACTATTTCTATTCAGGTTCGGCAATTCGTGGCGCATATACATCAGCGACAACATTTACAGGACCTTACTTTACTTCCGCACCTGACGGCTCTGACTGGAATCAAACAAATTTAAACAACCTTCGCATGAAAGTTAAAGAATATAAAGACACGACTGATCGTGGAAAAGTTTATGAATTGTTCGTTGATGTTGATATTGCGGCTCAACCATCAGTCGGAGTGGTTTCAGAGCCTACATCAAGCGTTTCATCATCATCTCCTGACATTACTTGGACATATGTTGACGCAACGGATAACTCAACACAGGATTACTATGAAATTAAAGTATTTTCTTCTGCGCAATACAACGCGGCAGGGTGGAATGTAAATACATCGACTCCTACATGGACATCAAGTGCGGTTGCATCAACTGATCAAAACTCAGTTGTTGGTGCATTGTTAACTCCCGGAGTTTATCGTTGCTATGTTCGCGTTGCTAAAGACATCAACGGATCACCATTTTGGTCTGCATGGAATAACTCAGAATTTACAGTTAACTATTCAACGCAAGCAGTTCCAACAATGACTGTTTCATGGTCTGCAACACTTGGCAAAGCATCTTTCGTAAATCAAGGAACATCATTGGGTGTAGGTCTGACAAGTCAGTATCATCAAGTTCAACGATCAGATGACTCAGGCGCAAATTGGAACTATATCCGAGATGGCGAAACTATTACGCTCAATGCTTCAAATCAAAGTGTTATTTCTGATTACGAAGCACCTCGCGGAATTACAGCCTATTACCGATGCCGCGCTGTTGGCGTTGACTCTAACTCAAATGAATACCCATCAGGTTGGTCGGTTACTCAGCAGGTTTTGATTACAAATGACTCATCTTGGTGGTTTAAATGTATTCAAACACCAACTCTTAATCAAGGGTCAGTTCGAGTTTTAAAAGAATTAGATGTTGTTGTCGATGAACCTAACATTACTTTCCGACCATTGGGCGCAACTAAACCGACCATTGTTGCAGGACCATTGCAAGGTGAAGATGGTGCATATAACATCAAAACTGTTACAGAGGCAGAATGGGATGCGTTCTATCCATTACTTGTGCATCAAGGCAAAATTCTTGTTCAAGACCCATTTGGTAATCAGAAATGGATTCGCATTACTGATCGTAAATGGACAGCAGAAACTCAAAGCGGCAATGTCTATCGCGACATTACTTTGAAGTATGTAGAAATTGCGGAATAATGTATCCAACGAGCGGTGCGTTTAAGACGGCAATTGCTGGTGATCATACAGTTATTGCTAAAGCCGAAGTATGGAACGATGATCGAAAATTACTTGACCTTGAAATTGATGAAGGCAAAGTAACAGTTAACTTTCGCAATGTTTCTCGCCGAACTTGCGAAATTCATTTAGTGACAACTCGCGATACTGATAACTTAGTTCCAGATACAGGATTCGATTATCTCGCACCTTTTGGTAACTTACTAAAAATTTATCGAGGCGTGAGATATACAGACGGCACAGATGAGTATGTTCCTCTTGGCGTTTTCGTGATCACCGAAGTTAAAGTATCTGATACAAATGACGGCGTTCAAATTGTTGTTTCAGGAGAAGATAAATCTCTTATTGTTTCTCGTAATAAATGGACATCAACCTATCAAATGGTTTCAGGAACGCTTGAAGCATCTTTAACTGCTTTATTACAGAACCGCTATCCTGATATTGAAATTAACTTCCCGACTACAAATGTGAGTGTTAATCAAGTTGTTTTAGGTGCAGATCGTGGAGTCGATCCATGGAAAGACGCTGTATATCTCGCCGAATTAGTTGGTTATGATCTTTTTTTTGATGTCAACGGCATTTGCGTCATGAAACAATTTCCAACACTCGATGCCGCAACAGTTGTTGCAACCTATAAAGAGGGAGAAGGAACAACAGTCACCTCTCTTGATCGAACAATCTCAACAAAAGAAACCTACAACGGGGTCATTTATACAATTGAAGGATCGCAAGTAACAACCCCTATTCGCGTCGAAGCATGGGATGAAGACTCAACTAGCCCAACCTATCGCTACGGCGTTTTTGGTTCTGTGCCAACATTTGTTACTACAAGCCTTATTGGAACATCTGCCGACGCGATCAAGGCGGCTACTTTGCTTCTTAACACCTACATCGGCGCACAAGAGCAAATAACTTTTAAATCGATCGTTGACCCGTCACTAGATGTGAACGATGTTATCTATATTAAATCAGAAGGTGCTAAAGTCGACCGCACCGTGATCATTGATCAAATGGATATTCCGCTTCGAGTCGAAGGCGAATTAAATGTCCAAACCCGAGTTGTGCGCGTTGTTGGTGCTAACGAAATTGTTGCAGTGGGAGATTCATAATGGAAATTGGTTCTTTACTTCAAAAAATTGTTGAGCAAAACCTTACTTTTGGCATGCACTTTGCAATTGTTACCGCAGTAACAACCCAAGCGGCTTCTACAACAACAGCGACGGGTAGCGTCAGCACAGCAACTAAAGCAGTAACTTTAAGTGCCGCAAACTCTGCAATTGTTCCGGGCATGGCGGTAACGGGAACCAATATACAAGCCTCAACTTATGTTTATTCTATAAACGGAACGGACATGGTTTTAACAAAAGTAGGCGCGTCAATCAATGCGGCGGCGGCTTTAACATTTTATTCTACTCGTGTTTCTATTCAACTATCAGGAGCATCAACGGCTATTACGGGAATCCGATATTTGGCGTCTTACACACCCGCGGTTAATGATGTAGTTGTTTGCTTGACTAATTCAACAGATATTATTGTTTTGGGCAAACTAACTTAGCGTTTTGCTAAACCAATACAGAGCAACCCTTGTTACCCTTGACCTATGACATTTCTTGAAATTGCTGGCTCTATCGGCGTGATCGGGGGGTCTATTCTTACGACTCATGTAGTCTTAACGAAATTGGTGTGGAAACCTGTGAAAAAAGCCTTAGTTGATGAAATGAAGAAAGAACTAGATTGCCGTCTAGACCCTATCCTTGAACTTGTGTCCCAGTTGAAAACCAACGGGGGATCGCATCTTGCTGATAGAATCGTTAGACTAGAAGAACGACAAACAGGCATTGGTCAGCGAATTGATGATGTCTACGATCTTGTCAAAGCGATGAAGGAGTCAAAATGAACCCTAAGTTCCAAGCAATGCTTGAATCATATCTCCGCAACCTAGCAGGTCAAGTGATCGGTGCTATTGCGATCGTTGGACACGGCGCAAGCCCAACTACTTTTACAGCCTCACAATGGATCAATGTTTCAAATGCACTATGGGCATCTTTGATTCCAGTTGTAGTTCGTTACTTAAATAAGAAAGACCCTGCATTTGGATTGATCGCAGGAAGTGTTCTTAAAGAAGGACAGAAGGCAACTGCAACAGCAATTAAGAAAACCGCCAAGAAAGCACCTGCTAAAAAGTCAACAAAGGGTAAGTAACTATGCCAATTACAACCTCTACATCTGGCACTACAACGACTTTTGTTCCAACAGAGGTTTTGTATGACCCTACCAATAAGTTGCGCGTTGCAACCCCTGAATCACTTATTGATACTGACTTTGAATACGGCACACAGACAACAAAGTGGGAAAACCTTGCTGTTGTAAATAACATGCCTTTTGCTTATTCAAGTTCAAACTCAATTCCTAATATTGTTTCAATGCAGTTTGTTGCAGGTTCTCGTCAAGTAATCGTGACTCTTGGTTCAGGAACAGCACCTGCAAACGGAACTCCTATCTATGTTCAAGACGCATTACTTTCACCTGCAAATGGAAACTTTATTGTTGAAACAGGTGGCGGCACAACAGTTTGGACATTTAAGGCTCGCGCAACAAATAACAGTTCATTTACCGCAATTTTTGATCCTAATAAAACAGCCATTTATGCTGGAACTTTATTTACAAACGCACCTATTTCGCCACAAGGCACATACATTGTTAACACAAGCAATAGACAAGTCAAAGTAACAACAACCACACCTCATGGACTTGCAATTGGTAACGAAATTATTGTTACTGGTATTACTGGCACAAACCCACCTAATGGTATGTGGGAAGTTGCATCGATCGAATCACCAACAATTTTTGCTTACTATGTTGACTCTGCATCAGGAACGCCATCTGCGTTAACTGTTTCAAGTATGAATCTTTATGTCCGACCTTCCGCTCAATTCCTGCACCGCCCATTTGATGGTGGTGTTATTTTCTCATCTAACGGCAATTCAAATTATGAAGCCGCAGTTCGCCAAACTCGTCGTTATTTCCGTTACCAATCAGGTAAAGGTATTCAGATTTCATCTGGAACGATCATTAAGCCAACACTTCAAGTTGACTCTATAACCGCAAGTGGAACAACAGTTACAGTTCAAACAAAAGAACGCCATAATTTGTGGACAGGCGCAACAGTTGTTGTTTCAGGTGTTACAAATGACAATACCTACAACGGAACATTCGTAGTTACTCGAGTAATTTCCTACAATTCATTTAGTTACACCGCAGGAACAACTCCCGTTAATTTAACTGCAACAGGACCTTTTATTGTTGCTGTTTCAAATTGGTATGGTGCGATCAATCGCCTTGGTTTGTTTGATGATCAAAATGGTGTTTTTTTTGAATACGACGGACAGCAAATTTATGCTGTTCGACGAACATCAACATTCCAACTTCCGGGAAGATATACAGTAACAAGCGGTTCTGATCAAGTAACGCGAACATCTGTTTCGTTCCCAACCGCAAACCTTAGTCAGTTAAACATTGGCGAGTTTGTAGTTATTCGTGGCATGTCATACCGAATTATTGGTATTACAGATGACAACACAATGACAATTAGCCCTGCCTATCGCGGTTCAACAGCAACTATGGTTCAAGTGACAAAGACAGTTGATACACGCATTCCACAGTCACAATGGAACATCGACAAGATGGACGGCACAGGAACTAGCGGTTACAACCTTGATTTAACTAAAATGCAGATGTTCTATATCGACTACACATGGTATGGCGCAGGTGCAATCCGTTGGGGATTCCGCGCAACTAATGGTCAAGTCACTTATTGCCATCGCATAGCAAATAACAATGTGAACGCAGAGGCTTACATGCGATCAGGAAACCTTCCTGCTCGTTACGAAACACGCATGGAACCACCATACACTCGCCTTGCTGGAACATTAACTGGCGCGGCTGGAACTATGCAAGTTGTTGACACCTCTGCCTTCCCATCATCTGGAGTATTGCTTGTTCGCGACAATACAAAGTGCGAATATGTTTCCTACACAGGCAAAACAGCAACAACATTTACAGGTTTGCAACGGTCACTCGCTGGAATTCCTGGGGGTGTTGCAACAACTGTTGCCGCAGGACAGAATCAAATTACTGTCGCATCGACCGCACTCCTTATGAGAGGCATGCGCCTTTATGATCTTGCAACAGGTTACTTGCCCGAAGGTGCATTTATTCAATCAATTGATAGCGCAACGCAATTCACTTCAAGTGTTGCGGTGACAGGACCTAATCCAACTATAACTATTCCACCAATGGATAATGGTTCACCACAAGTGTTCACATTCACAGCACTCACAGGTGCTCCAATCTTGGTCGAATTATCACAACCAACATATGCACCAACTATTTCTCACTGGGGAACATCGGTGATCATGGATGGTCGCTTTGATGAAGATAAGTCGCTCATCTTTACATATGGACAAACTGTCTTTACAAACATTGCCTCTAACGCAACGAAGGCTCTTATGAGTATTCGCGTTGCACCTTCGGTCGATAATGGTATTGGCGCGGCGTTTGGTGTTCGTGAATTGATTAACCGCATGCAGTTGAAACTTGTTTCACTTGGTGTAACTTGTAAAACACCTTCATCAAACTATTTGATTACAGCAGTTATCAATGGCGTTCCGTCATCTGCAACATCATGGACAAGCCCAACTGGTAACTCCGCGACACTAACAAACTCATCGCTTGCGCAGATTGCCGATTATCAGGGCGGTTCAACTACAATTACTGGTGGAGAAACAACTGGTGGCTTCCTTTCACAAGGAACAGACACACTTGATCTTCGTAACTTGCGTGACTTAGGTAATGCAATTATGGGCGGGGGTTCAACATTGGCGAATCAGCAGATTTTCCCTGATGGTCCCGATGTCCTTACATTCCTAGTAACAAATATCTCAGCGGCGGCTATTGATGTAGCAGGTCGTGTTTCATGGACAGAAGCACAGGCATAAAATCGAGGTAACAAAATAAACAAATCTTCAAATAAGAAGAACCCCACCCAAGTAGCAAGTCGGGTGGGGTTTTTTCTTTCCGTTTTGTCACTAGCGTTTTCATTCAATGTTGCGTTAGATTCTACTGACGCGTCTGCAAGTTGTGTCACAACCGCTCAATCAATTGCAACAGCGCAAACCGCGCCTGTCACTTTAAACGAAACTGTTACGGCGACAACAGAAGGACAAACAGTTACATCGACTCCTGTGATCGTTCAAGATACTTGCGGCGGCGATGATGTTTCGTATCAAGTTGCACTTCCAACAGCAGTTAACTTTGGTGGAACAACTTACAACGCAGTTTATGCAACAACTAACTCAACAATTATTTTTGGGCGACAAGACAACACTTATCACACATGGCCGTCTAGTCCTTCAATTTCAGTTAACGCCTATGACTGGGTTGTTTTAAATCCTGCCAATCAGCCTCAATATCCCGCAGGTTGGAAAGCGGAAGATGAGCATTTAATTATTTCTTCAAGTCAGGCGGGTTTTCAAGTAGACCTTGCTGTTCGACCATATGGTGCAAATGCCGCGGGAACGCCTTTGTCTACGATCGTTGTAACTGCCGCGATCAATCCTGACAACACTTTAAGTATTACTTATCTGTCTGATGTTCAGGCGGGGTTGCAGACTCGAACTGGCGTTGTAATGCCTGACGGAACTCATCTGACTCTTGAACAAGCGGGAATGACTCGAGTATATGTTGCTCCTGTGGTAACGCCTGAATCAATTGCCACGCCGTCACCAACTCCAACACCCGAACAAACCCCCACACCGACACCGACCCCAACAGTAGAGCCGACACCCACACCCATTCCATCGCCTACTCCTTCACCATCGCCAACGAATTTGCCCGATCCAACGCCATCTCCAAGTCCGACATCCGAACCAACGCAGTCGCCAACTCCGACTCCTTCGCCAACAACAGAGCCTTTACCTTCACCAACTCCTTCTCCAACGAGTCCTGCCCCAACACCAACTCCGTCTGAACCTGCTGTAACTCCAACTCCAACGCCTTTACCACAGCCTTCCAATAGTTCTCCGTCGCCTGAACCATCTCCTACTCCTTCCGTCGAACCTTCTCCAACTCCGACTTCAACACCTGAACCTGCACCTGTTCCCACACCAACGCCTGTTCCAACGCCCGAACCCGCGCCTCAACCTGTTCCCGTTCCTCAGCCCGTTCCCGAACCTTTGCCTTCTCGTCCTGAACCACCGATAGCACCACCAACACAACCAACGGCGCCAGTAGAGCCAATGCCACAACCATTGCCACAACCTGAACCTGCCCCTGAACCTGCACCCGAACCCCCTGTTGTTGACAACAATCCTACTCCTGAACAACCGCCCGCAGAAGCCCCATCAGAACCCGTAGAACCGCCACCAGCGGTCGAAGAACCCCCAGTTGCTATTCCTGACCCCGAAGGATCAATTGGCGAGCCTCCTACGCCTGTGGAAGAAGCGCCAGCCCCACCAACAGAAGAACCGCCAGCAGTTGAAGAGCCAGCACCAATCGACCCACCTGCCGAGGAACCTGTTGCCCCCGAGTTGCCACCTGAAATACCAGCAGAACCACCATTAGTAGAACCAGAGCCAAGTAATCCGTCACCTGAACCATTAGAGCCTCCTGTTGTTACGGCGGAAACATGGGAACCGCCCGTTGCACCTGAAGAATACTTGAGTTCTGAAGAAATACAAGCCTACAAAGAAATTGGCATTGTTCCTAACAGCGTTGATCAATTACCAACAGACAAACCGAAGTTACCTGACGCATCAGAATTAGTTCCACGCGTTCAACAAGATGTTAAAGGTGTTGAAAACGGCGGCATTGAATTCTTTGGAACAAAAGATCAACCACAAGTTATTGGCGAAGACGGCAAATTAACACCGCCGCCACCACCGCCTAATTCGGGATTACCAATCGATCCCGATGCGATCACAACCGAGGAAACATTTCTTGGTCAAGTCGGTGGAGTGACTTTTAACTCTCCCGATGTTGCAGTTGTTGTAGAATTAGTCGAAGTCAGCGTTCCTGACTTGATCGATGCGATCCCAAGCGCAGGTGAGGCAATTCAAGCAATAAATACCGCTTATGTTGCGCTCGCCAATGTTGGTAATGATATGAGTCCCGTGACTCGTAAAAAGGCTAAGAAAGTCTTAGTCGGAACCATTATCGCTAGTCCTTTATTTAGAAGGAAGTTTGGGGAGTAATGAAGCAATTCTTAGGAGATATGGCATCTCAAATTTTTACTTTTGTTGGTTTGTTTTGTGCATGGTTAGTTTTAACAGGTAGCGCAAAAACAGTTGTTGGTTACGCAATCCTCATCTCTACCTTCTTATGGATGGTCACTTACCCTTTAAGAAAAGAAGATGACGATGAATAGTTTATTGAATGTATTGATGCGCATAGTTGCGGTGTTTGCCGCTTCTGCGTTGCCTATCATTGGTGCAGGGTCAGTATTTGGTATGGATGTCATTAAATCTATGCTCATGGCGGGATTACTAGGCGTTTCAACGGTAGTTGAAGCCCTTGCTCGCGCCTTCCTCGATGATGGTAAATTAAGCAAACAAGAAATCAACGATGCCTTTGCCAAGGTCGATCGTAAAAAACCTAAGGAGTAAAAATGGCATTAGATGTAAAGAAATTACTTGCGCTTTGTGAGGCTTCGGTCGGATATACAGAAGGTGCAAACAACGATACTACTTTTGGTAAGTGGTTCGGACTCAACAACCAACCTTGGTGCGCGATGTCTGCTTCAAAGATGTATTTTGATGCTGGTGCAATCGAGTCAGTTGCTAACACCAAAAAAGGTTTCGCGTCATGCGATGCGTGGTTAAAGTATTTGACCAAAAACAACCAAACTGTACCAATCGGACAAGCACAGGCTGGCGATGTAGTTTTCTTCCAATTTGACGAAGATGCTCAGGCTGATCATGTTGGTATTGTGAAGGGTCACAATACTACCCTCAAAGTCCTTTATGTATATGAAGGCAACACTTCAAGCGGTAAGGCTGGCTCTCAATCCAATGGCGACGGCTACTACCTAAAGAAGCGCGACTACAAAACGATCATGGCAGTTGGTCGACCAAAAGCATAATTTGTAATAAACTAAAAAAGGAAGCAAGGCTCTTACCCCAAGTAAAAGAGCCTTGCTTCTTTTTCTATTATCGCAGATGCACTAATTAAAAAAGGCAAGACCCTCGCAATGAAGGTCTTGCCTTTTTACAACCGCCAACTTAATGGCTACCACGAAGTTGCAATGATGAGTATGTCAGAGGTGGCGTGTAAATTTCAAATTGTGTCGATGGTTGTTTATTTACTAAACGGGCATTATGTTTCGATAGTCGAAAGACACTCCTACAAACCACGAAAGGAGACAAACAAATGAATCTACGCGAAACCGCTTTGCGACTAGCCGCAATTACAGTTGTGGCAGATGCCGCGAAAGATGCGAAAGACAGGCTCCGTGATCAATTTGCAGAACAGTTAAATGCTGTTGGTGCAGATGCCGCAAAAGCCTCGCTCGACGATACGGAAATTGCTAAAGTTTCTCTTGTTAGTCCCAAGTCAAGTGCAACAGTAGTTCATGAAACAGCGTTCATTAAGTTCGTTGAAAACATCATGCCTACTGAAATTGTTAAATCAGTTCGCGACAGTTACAAGAAAGTGTTTCTTGAAAATTGCGTGAATGTTGATGGCAAAACAATCTATATACCAACGGGTGAAGTTGTTGATTTCATCAGTTTCAAGAATCGTGAATCTTATGTTAGTTGCAGATTCGCAACAGGAGGGCGCGAGGCAATTGCTGACGCGTTCCGATCAGGAACATTAAATCCTGCTCAATTGCTCGATGAAGAACCCGCAGAAATTGAGGGTAGTCATGTCTGATCAAAAACCAACAATTCATGAGTCAATGGCAAAGGTCATGGCAAGCGTTTCATCGGTTGCTAAAAAAGATAAAAACACCTCACAGGGTTTTAACTTTCGAGGTATTGATGCGGTATTAAATGCCGTAGCCCCTGCATTGCGTGAACATGGTGTGATCGTGATGCCTAAAGTCAAATGGCATGAATACAAGACAGTTGAAGTTGGTCAAAAGCGAACTCAAATGGCGCATGTCATTATCTCAGTTGTCTACACATTCACAGGTGTTGCAGGTGATTCTATTGAATGTGAAGTGTTGGGCGAGGCGATGGATTCAGGTGATAAGGCAGTTGCAAAAGCGATGTCCGTTGCCTTTCGAATTGCATTACTTCAAGCACTCGCATTACCAACAGATGAACCCGATCCTGACTCATACAGTTATGAACGATCTGAGGCAAAACCTCACGCAACCATTGATCAAGTTGAAGCATGGAAAATGCGCATACTCGACGCGGTTGATGGTCAAGTCCTTGAATACATCAGACAAGAGTTATCAAACTTTGAATTTTCTGATGCACTTCGAAATGATTTGGCAAGTGTCTACACGACACGCTTGAAAGACCTTAAAACACCAAAGGTCACACAACAGCAATAGAAATTGTTGTATTGTTCGCGACCCGTCAGACATTGGCGGGTCGCGTTCATTTTGCCGATAGAAAGGCGTTAAACATCTAGCACGACTCATCATCGTGTCACCCCGTTAGATGGGTTAGTTTTGCTTTGCAATGATGATGTAAGGCGTAGCGGTAAAACGATAAGCCGCGAGCATGATCAATATGTCTAAAACGAGTTGCCTAGACATGATCATCAATTGATTATGCAAATAGCGCAACTGTCGCACTTGTAGTGAGTGCGACCTATCGACATGACCGAACCGAAGGGTGACGAGAAATTAGAGATAGTCCACACAAGGCTATCTCTAATCACTCCCTCTAGGATCGGAGAAATAATGATAAGGTGACCAAATGGCAAAACGAAACACAGGTCCGACAAAAGAAGTTCGTGAAATGGTTTTAGATAGAGCAAAACATCGTTGCGAAAAATGCGGCAGTCTGCTCGGCATGAATATGTCTTATTCCATACATCATCGAATTCCTCGCGGCATGGGTGGGTCTGATCGCGCTGAATTAAATCAACCTTCAAATTTGCTCGCGTTATGCGGTTCGGGAACAACAGGTTGCCATGGGTGGGTGGAATCGCATCGATCGGACTCTTATGAGGACGGCTGGTTATGCTATCGAAATGACGACCCCAAGACAGTCATGGTCAAAGTTGCAGATTCTCAGCCCATGAGTGATAAGTTTCAGTATGTCTATCTCACAGATGACGGAACATACCAACCCGTCTAAACCTTGCACAACCTGTGGCGCGTTTTCAGGTGATCAATGTGCTGAAGGATGTCTTGATCAAATGATCACTTATCGAATTGAATATGGCGCACGACCTTGGACAACAAACAGCGAGCGCGCAGGAAATCGATGGGAACGCGCAAAAAATGTTAAAGAGTGGCGCGAGGCGTTTTTTTATTTAACCAAAGCACAAAAAATACCAAAACTCAAATGGGCTACGATCACAATTGAACCTTGGCAAAAAGGTGGCGTGTTTCAAGATGTTGCATCGTGTAATCCCGCGTCTAAAGCGGCAATTGATGGGATCGTAGATGCTGGTGTGCTTGACGATGACTCACCGCAGTATCTAAGATCGGTTACATTCCTGAGACCACAACGCGGAAAAAATGCTATGGTTCTCTACCTACATGGGGTTAAGCAAGAGGGGTAATTATGAGTGAAATTATTTTGGCAAACGGACAAACAGGACTTGACCTCGTTGCATCAATGACGAAAGAAATGCGTGAACATCAAGAGGCAATTGCGCGACTCTCAAAAGAACGAAAAAAGGTAGTTATAGCACTTCGAACTCAATTTGGTTCAGCAGAGTCAACAGAGCGCGTGACATTTAAAAAAATTGCAGAGGCTATGGGAACGACCGATCAAAGCGTCTACAAAATACTTTTCCCACCAACAAAGAAAAAATCCGATTCGATTTCTGAATGACCATGACTTCAAATTTGCAAGGCGAGAATGTTGACATCGCCTCGCTAGAATCATTTCCAAATAACCCCCGTATAGGCGATCTCGGGACAATTAAAGAAAGTCTGAGGCGATTGGGTCAGTATCGTCCGATCGTCGTTCACAAGGCAACACGACGCGTCTTAGCGGGACATCATGTATGGCAAGCGGCAAAAGATTTAGGTTGGGAAACGATCGCAGTTACTTGGGTTGATGGCGATGAAACATTCTGCAAGAAAGTAGTCCTTGCCGATAATCGAACAGCCGATCTAGGCAGTTATCAAAACGCGGTATTGACAGACCTTCTGCGCTCGCTACCCGACTTGATCGCAACAGGTTATGACGCAATTCCAAGAACGCTAGACAAAGAACTTGCATTTACAAAACCTGCACCACGCGAAACAAAACCACGCAAAAAAGTCATTTGCGGATCATTAAATTACAAAGTTGATCATCTTGCGTGGGAAATATGGCACGATCAAATTTTTGAAGAGTGCGGTGGACAGAAAGTAAAGATTCCTCGTCAAATAGGAAGTCGACTTGGCATTGAACTCACAACAAAAGCAAAGAATCGCAAACTTAAATTTTCTAACGAAGCAACTATGGCGATTATCGAAACACAAGAATTGCCAATTGACTCAGTAGAGCCGTTTTATCGAAATGCGCGAGAGGGTGACATAGGCGCAATTTGTGAGAGCCTTTCAACGCTAGGACAATTCAGACCTATTGTTGTCAATCGTCGAACACGCGAAATACTGGTCGGTAACCATACATGGGCGGCGGCAAAAGCATTGAAATGGAAAACGATCGCAGTAAGTTGGGTGGATGTAGATGAAGAAACTGCAACTCGTATTGTTCTTGTTGATAATCGTTCAACCGATCTTGCGACCTACGATGAAGCATTGCTTCGTCAAACTATGGTCAACATCGACCTTCAAGGAACTGGTTGGGATTTGGAAGAAATGAATGATTTGTTTTCTGGAATGGAAACACGACCAAAAGCGACAAAACGCATCAAATTAAAAGTGGGACAATATCTCGTACCAGTCGAGTCAGAGGCATTACTTGAATGGATAGACAAGTTACCCGAAGGTAAAGAAATTGAACATATAGCGAATTTACTATTGCTACCTATCTCAGAATTACCAAACTAGGGTAGGGTTCAACAATGAGAATGACTTTCGCATTAGGCACTTCGCCTACGCACTCAGCGATCATCAACGAAATTCAACCAAAAAACATTCTTGTGGCGTTCCCATATGCAAAAGCATTAGACACTCTCACTTACAAACCTGAATATGTCATGACCGACTCAGGCGCGTTCACAGCATGGAATGTGGGCAAGAAAGTGGACATAGTGGCATATGCGGATTGGGCGTTGTCACAGCAAGCAAAGTTTCCACGCGTCTTGTCAGTTAACTTAGATGTGATTCCGGGCGAGAAAGGTCGAACTTCAACTGCCAAAGAACGAATTGACGGCATGAAGCAATCGATCAAAAATGCAGATTACTTACGCGCTCGCGGTTTGAATGTCATGGAAGTGTTTCATCAAGACGAACCAAAAGAGTTTTTAAATGAGTTAGTTGATCGTTTGCCAAAAGATTCAGTTTTAGGCATCTCACCTCGTAACGATAAGCATTTGAAAGCCAAAGTCGAGTGGCAAGCCGTTGTCATGCGCTCGCTGATCGAAAAGTGCGGCAAAGAAAACTTGCCTCGAACTCATGGATTAGCGGTAACAAGCATTGAAATGTTACGCAATTTTCCCTACTATTCTGGTGATTCATCAACATGGGTTAACCCTTTCCGCTATGGCGGTTATGTAGATGAGCGCGGAAGAATTGTGGGAATTGACACGATCATGAGCAAGCGACCTAGCGGTAGCGAGTCAAATGATGCGCTTCATTTCTTTGCAAGGGAAAGTATCTACAACTTAATTCGTGTAGGCGACGCTATGACTTCATTGTGGAGTAAGCGTGGAATCGACTGGAAGGACTAAAATGGCAAAAACACCTGCATTGGTGATCAAGAATATTCCGATCAACGAAATTGATCCGAATCCTTGGAATCCCAACAAACAAAATGAACGCCAATACCAAGCGGAAATTGAATCTATTGCCGAAAACGGATTCCTTGCGCCTATTTTGGTTCGCGAAAATGGCGACCGCCACGAAATTATTGATGGTGAACATAGGTGGAAAGCATTGCGTCAGATTGCAGAAGATGGGGTCGACGCAAAACAAAATGTTCCTGAATTGATCAAAGCGGGAACTATTCCTGCCATTGTGATCGATGTCAACGATATTCAAGCAAAGAAGTTAACGATCATCATGAACGAAACTCGCGGTCGTGCCGATCTTGCCGACCTTGGTGCATTACTTCAAGAAATCTCAGTTGACTTAGGCGATGATTTGCTGATCGGTTTGCCATATACCGATGGACAACTCAAAGAACTAATGGGCATGGCTGACTTTGACTGGGATCAATTTGAAAAAGGCGCATCAGATAAAGAATTTGATAATGCAGACGGAGATGGTTTCCGCGTGACCGCACTTCTGAATGAAGAAGATGAGGCGCGTTGGAAGGGTTATCTAGCACAGTTGCGTGGCGACTTGCCTGATGAACCAAAAGAACAAGCAGGGGCGTTGATCGCGCACTTGATGAATAAAGCAGGACTATAACCGAGGTATCTAGGAAACCCTCACTATAAAAAACAGGAGATAAAATGACACAAACAGATCACTTGACCGTTCTTGGTCAAAGAGTAGAAGGATCACTAACAAAAGATCAGTTGGAATTTTTTCCAGCACCCGAGCATGTTGATCATGTCAAGTTTGAGACGCGTGAATTCACTTCATTGTGTCCTGTAACCGATCAACCCGATCTTTACACAGTAATAATTGAATACTCACCTAACGGGCGTTGCGTTGAGTCAAAGTCACTCAAGTTATATCTTGGGCAATGGCGAAACAAAGGCATCTTTGGCGAGGCGATCACAGCACAGATTGCATCTGATTTATTTGAAGTATTGGACGCGGGTTGGGTTGAAGTTAAGACGATTCAGCAAGCGCGTGGCGGTTTGGTTATGACAGCAGTTGCTTCACGATCAAAGGGTTACAAGTTGGAAGATGGAGAGTTGGTGCCAAATGCCTAAAGCCGCAGTTGTCGCATCAGGCGGCATGGATAGTGCAACACTCGCATGGCATTACTACTCAAAAGGCTATGACATTCATCTGATCGGTTTTAATTATGGTCAGCGACATGTCAAAGAACTTGATTATCTACAAAAGATCGCGTTTGCAATTGAAGCAGATTTCACGATCGTAGACATGGGATTCATGGCAGATTTGCTTCATGGATCATCATTGACAACTGACGGGGGCGAAGTTCCTGATGGGCATTACCGAGAAGAAACAATGAGAGCAACTGTTGTGCCTAATCGAAATGCGATCATGTTGTCTATTGCAACGGGCATAGCGGTCGCGGAACAATGTGAAGTTGTGGCAACTGGAATCCATTCAGGCGATCACTACATCTATCCTGATTGCCGTCCGTCATTCTTTGAACCTCTACAAGCCGCGTTTAAGGCTGGAACAGAAGGACATTCATTGCCTGATTTCCGTCTTGAAGCACCATTTATCGATAAGACAAAAGCAGACATTGCGGCTTATGGAAATGAATTAGGTGTTGATTACACAATTACTTGGTCATGCTACAAGGGCGGCGAAGAACATTGTGGTCGTTGTGGAACATGCGTTGAACGCATTGAAGCATTTATTGACGCAGGAGTTAAAGACCCAACCGATTATGCAGAGGGCATTGAATTCGCGCTCGCCGAAATCGAAAAGCGCCGTGTTTAGATCCACAAAGCGTTATGGTCATGAAGTAGGTTTCAGTTGCGCGTTCCGTCAATGGAAAGCCGACTCTCATTGCAACCGACTTCATGGCTATGCGCTTGCCTTCACATTCACTTTTGAGGCAACCGAACTTGATCATCGCAATTGGGTAGTTGACTTTGGCGGTTTGAAAGCATTGAAGAATATGCTGGAAAAAACCTTTGATCATAAAACAGTTGTAGCGGAAGATGATCCTTATTTATTTGAATTACAGAATCTTGATCGATTAGGAGTTCTTGATCTTGTTGTGCTTCCTGCAACAGGATGCGAGAAATTCGCGGCACTTGCCTACGAACTTGCAATGGAAGTTTTAAAGCGTGACGGATTCTACCCGCGTTGTCGAGTTGTGAAAGTAGAGGTAGCAGAACATGGCGCGAATTCTGCAATTTACATCCCATGACAACTGAAACGCCCAACAGAGAGCGTTGGGTGAATATCAACGAAGTATTTGGACCCACAATCCAAGGCGAAGGTATTCACACAGGGCAACGCGTCGGATTTGTTCGATTAGCAGGGTGCAACCTTGCATGCTCATGGTGTGATACGCCTTATTCATGGGATTGGGACAGATTTGATCGTAAAGAGGAATCTCATAAAACGCTGATCAGCGAACTTGCTACTCAGATAAAAAACATGGGCGTTGATCGCATCATCTTGACTGGTGGTGAACCTATGTTGCAACAAACGGCAATATGGGATTTAAAAGCATCGATCGGTGACATAGACATAGACATTGAAACCAATGGAACGATCTTGCCTAACATCAAAACGATCAACGCGGTAGACATGTTCTGCGTTAGCCCGAAACTTGCCCATGGTGGCGATTTGCTGGAAGTTCGACGAACCAAAGCACTTGAAGCCTTTTCATACATAGCGGGGGAAGGTCGAGCGATATTCAAGTTTGTTTGCCAATGGGCATCTGACTTTGATGAAATAGACGAGATCATTACTCAATTCAAAATCCCGCGCAACGCAGTTTGGATTATGCCCGAAGGCGTGACACAACTTGCTCAAATGGAAACAATGCACCGACTCGCAGATGAGGCGATCAATAGAGGTTTCAATATCTCACCACGCCTTCATGTGCTTATTTGGAATACGGAACGAGGACGCTAAATGGCAGTAGATGTTGAAAAGATTGAGGCTCTCACGCGTGAGTTGCTCATTGCAATAGGTGAAGACCCCGATCGTGAAGGCATAATCGATACTCCTAAACGCTACGCAAAATGGTGGAAAGAGTTTATGGATTATGACGCGGGAAAGGTTGAAACAGCGTTTGAGATTCAAAATAGTGATCAAATGGTTGCTGTTAGAGGCATGAAGGTATGGTCGCTTTGTGAACATCATCTATTGCCGTTTAGTGCAACAGTCAGCATTGGATATATTCCAAATGATCGTGTTCTAGGACTTTCTAAGTTTGCTCGCGTCGCTCATGAACAAGCACACAAATTGCAACTTCAAGAACGCCTTGTGACAGACATTGCCGATCGTTTAAGCATGATCATGAACACCGAGAACATTGCGGTCGTTGCAGACGGCTCGCACTCTTGTATGACCATGAGAGGGGTTAGAACAGAGGGAAGTATGAGAACATCAGTTATGCGTGGTGTGTTTAGAGATGAACATGAAACACGCGCTGAGTTCCTTAACCTTGTTTCTAATTCAGGAAACTAAACGGGAGTAGACTTACCAAATGGCAAAGCGCACAGGACGCAAAGTAACCCCTGCAACAGATGTAAGGGTTGAGCGTCTGATCGAGGCATTGAAGGCTGGAAACTACCTTGAACATGCTTGCGATTACGCTGGGATCGGGAAATCAACTGTCTATCGATGGCTTGACAGAGGGCAACAGGAAGCAGAAAACATCGAACAAGGGTTGAAACCCGATCGCCATGAGAAGCAGTATGTAGAGTTATGGGACGCTATAAAAAGGGCAAGGAGTGAGGCAACTGTCCGAAATGTTGCGTTAATTCAACAAGCGGCACGAAATGGAACATGGCAAGCGGCGGCATGGTGGCTTGAAAGAACCGCGCCTCAGCAATATGGGCGATCAGTTAGAGCAGAGGTTACGGGCGAGAATGGTGAACCTATCAAGGTGTCCGTTACAGTCAATGCTCTAGAAGCAAAGATCGCGGCGTTGATTGGAGAAATTGATGAGTCAAGCGATTCAGAAATTATTGACGCTACCGAGTGATCAACGAACCGAAATCCTCAAACGCCTCTCATTTGAGGAACGAGAGTTATTAAGCACTTTCATTGAGGAAAAGCACAATAACCCTTACTCAAAGTATGAAGATGACCCGATCGGATTTGTCAACATTGCATTAGGCGAAACTCTATGGTCAAAACAAAAAGAAATCCTTTTATCGCTTAAAGAGAATAAACGAACTGTTGTTCCTGCATGCCACGCCCCCGGAAAATCCCATATAGCCGCCCGAGCGATCGCATGGTGGGTTGCTGTCCACCCTGTTGGCACAGCGCAAGTTGTCACGACCGCTACGACCTTTAGACAAGTTCGAAACATCTTATGGCCTCATATCCGCAAAGTCGCTCGCAAATTAGACCTTAAAGGCGAAGTCAACACAGTTGAGTGGAAGATCAATGGGGAAATGGTTGCCTATGGATTCTCTGCATCAGATAACGATGAAACAGCAATTCAGGGTGTTCACGCACCACACTTGTTGATCGTTGTTGACGAGGCTGGTGGCATCTCGCCTATTTTGGGCGCGGCAATGGAATCACTTATGACTGGTGGTCATACTCGTTTGCTCATCTTAGGAAACCCGCCTACCGATCAAGAAGGATCATGGTTCGAGCGCACTTGTTCATCTGATTTATACAATGTCATTCCAATTGGCGCATATGACACACCAAACTTTACAGGCGAGGACGCTGGTTCATGTAAGTCATGTCCTGCAAATGTGCCACCGCATGCCGTTGCCACTCACCTTGTTGATCAAACATGGGTAGACGATGTGATCAAGGAGTTTGGTGAGGAATCTGCATTTGTTGAAGCGCGTGTCCATGCTCGGTTCCCGTCTGTTGTTGCAAACAAAGTCATTCCGCTTTCATGGATTGAGGCGGCTGGTGAAAATGAGTTGCCTGAACAAGGTGCAATTCGAATAGGCGTGGATGTTGCGGCAGATGGCGGTGATGAGTTTGTTATTGCATGGGCTGATGGCATGCGTTGTTCGGTTCGTCATAAGTCAAGTGGCAAGTCAAATGCTAACGCCGTCGATGTTGCAGGAGTCATTCTTGAACAAATACTGGAAGCAGAACGCGTTCACAAGAGTAGGCAGATAAGTGATCAGGTTCGCGTCAAGATCGATGCCATTGGTGTCGGTTGGGGCGTTGCGTCAGTTCTTAAAACATGGGGATTGGAACAAAGGCACAATTCAAAAATAGTTGCCGTGAATGTTGCAGAACGCGCTCGCGATCATAACCGCATGTCTAACCAACGCGCCGAAATGTGGTGGAACGCTCGCCAATTGCTACAACCAAAACCTGACGGCACACAAGATGTTCGACTTGACATTGATCACCGCGCAAATGCACAACTTACAGGACCGACATATTCGAGCGATTCATCAGGACGCATTAAGATCGAGTCAAAGGCTGAAATGAAACGACGCGGAATCCCGTCACCTGACCGCGCAGAAGCCGTTTTGCTATCACTCTACGATCCCCCTGGGTCGATGTCGCCCGATATTGCTATGCCTGTTTCGTTCAAACAAGGCAACGATTGGGATTTGGGCAAATTCTAAAAAACCTGCACCTTTTCTAAAAAACCTGCACCCACACTTTTGCTCACGCGTAACGAAAAAGACTACCTGCGCCCACACCGCAAAACCTGCACCCACAGCAACCATACTTAAATTCCACGCGTAAATTCAGAAATAAAACCTGCGCCCATACTCGACTTTTACGCGTAAATAGAAAGTTAACCTGCGCCCATACTCAATTCTTTACCCATACTTTGAAACACGCTTAAAAATGATCATTGATTTCTGACACAACGGGCGTTATGCTTTGCAAAACCTATCCACGAGGGAGTAACAAATGGCACAAGAAAACATCATTGAATTAAAGAACCTAGATGATCATGCACTTGATTACTGGCGTTTCTTTCTTGAAGATCAAAAAACAAACATTATTAAGGCAGACGACTTTCGATTTGTCTTTTATGCAGATCGCGAACTTGGCGATGCACAAGCAAGGACTTTTACCGACGGCGAGCGCGGATTAACCGATGCAGAATGGGAAAAGGCAAAACTATCGATCAACCAAGATCGAATTGATCAGATCATTACTGACATGTTCTCAGACGCAATTTATGAAGCGGTGATGATCAAATGAGTGGAGTTTCACTTTTAGTTAAATGGTATGCAATGGGAGTCGAAGGCAATGGAACGCCTTGGTTAGAAACTTTTGTTGCGCCCGATCGTAAAGACAAAGCCTACGAAATACTCGAAAGGTTGGTTAAAGATAAACCTTGTTGCACAGTCATCGCTTTGGAAAAGATGAAGTAGACACATCCTTTCCTTCTCGGGGCAAAACAGGCGGAGTAACCTTTTACGCGGGGTTACTCCGTCTTTGCTTTGTTCCAATGATGAAATGACTTGATATAAACAGAGGCGTAGGCGATCGCGGCAAATAAGAATCCATACTGCTTAGTTGTGATCGCATAGATTGACCAAAGGACTTCGTTTGTGATCAAGACGAGCCAACCCCATATAGTTTTTCTACCAACAAAATAAATCCCAGTTATGCCTACAAGTCCTAACACCCATGACCACATTATGCGTTTGCCAACTTTGCTGATCGTTTCTCATCTCGATCATGTTGCATGCCACCAAATGTCTTACCCGCCATTTTCTTTTTAAAGTGAGCAATGTTGTTTGCAACGATTCCTACTTTGTTTGATGGCATGAGCGCGGCAAGAATGTCTGAATCTTCCTGATCTGTATATCCTGCCTCAATCAATTCCTCGATCGTCGGAAACACCTCTGCATGACGATCAACTTCAACATTGATCAAATGATCTTGCTTACCCCCCATTGAGTAAATCAAAATAAAGTTATCGGGTAAATCGCCATACTCCTTAGTCATCGCAACTTCTTTGGTATATGCGTAAAAGAGCAAATGTTGATTCTTTCGAGCAATGTCAATCCATGCCTCAAAATACTCGCGACTAAAGAAATCACCTGAGTCATGAATACGAATTGCCTTACCACCATGTATCGCCCACAACTTTTGCCATTGTGTGAAATAGCGTTGATCAAGTAAAGGATAGAAGCGAGCAAGTTTGTTGGTTGGGTTATATCGCTTATGGCGCAGTTCCTCGATCATGGCAAGTTTCCAACCGACTAAATCATTCTTCACCCATTCAAGGTTTCGCATATGCGCACCGCGAACATTGGAGAAAAGATAAGTGCCGTTTCTTGCATAGCACACAGTCGCGCATGCACCCGCGTTAGGGCAGACATTCATGTTCGTTCCGTCGGTCAATGTGACAGCAAACGCTGGAAGTGTCCAGTTGAAGATTCCGTCTGCGCGTAGTTCTGAGTTTTGGCGTAAAAGTGTTGACATAAGGTGATCGTATATTGCAACACGCCAAATAGGAAGTGTTACTTATATGAGTTGACACATTACGGGGGTTGACCTTATACTATAAGTGTAAGGGAAAGAAAGGAAATCAAATGTCTAAACAATGTAACCGATGCGGTAAGGCTGGATTGGTTTGGAAACAAAGCAAGAAAGGCAATTGGTACTTAGCAGTTGAACAAAAGTGGCAAGGCGACATGTATGGCGCAATCCGCACTTTCTATCCTGCACACCAATGCGTTCAAGAAGAAAGTTATGAACGCAACGAAAGTTTCTTATTCGACTTACAAGCAAGAAGCGGCGCATGATCATGGTTGCAATTGTTAAAATAAGAACTTATACTATGAATGTAAGCAAACGACCACGAAGGAGAACATCATGAATCAAGAAGTAATGAATCAAGCAAATGTCTTCGCTACCGAGGCAAGCAAGGTGGTTTTTGAACCTGCTTACGGCGCAAAATACAAGGCGATCTACGAGGCAGTTGCAAAGCGCAAATATATTGTGATCAGAGAAACTGATCGTCAAGTCGATTATGGTCATGGCAAAGGTTGGGAATTCTACGGACGCGATTCTGTGGTCTGCATGATCAACATGGAAACAGGCGATGTTTTCAAGTTAGAAGGTTACAACCAGCCAGCAAAGACACCACGCTACAACATCATTAAAAATGTTGATCAAATGATTGAAAACTTCAAAGTTGGCGGTAACAACGGCGGGTTTATGTATCAGGACTTCAAAGACATCAAAATCGAGAGAAAGGCGGCATAGCAATGACTATCTACAACGAGCATGTCCAAACTGAAACAGGTTTTGTGTTTGAACGCAAAAACCCAACAGGTTTCTTTGAGTGGGAGAAGGTAGAAATTAACTTCGCCACAAACCACACCTACGCGTGGGGAAGCAATAACTCATTTGCGGTCGAGGTTCATCCTGATCGAGCAACAGCAGTCGCTAGATACCATGAATGGATTACATCAAACATGGTAAGAGTCGGTTGCAATTCATAAAATAAAATCTTATACTATGAATGTAGGAAACAATAAACCACGAAGGAGAAAAAAATGACACAAATAGCAGAAAAGAAATATGTTCGCCAAGTTGATGCAAAAACATTGGTAAATCAAATTGGCATGATGAATGTCTTGGCAATAAGTGGCGGTCGCGTTATTGATCGTGGAACAGGAATCACTTTGCCAGTCGGTCACGGATACAGCGTTGAGATCGATTTGAACTTTATGGATTTCTACGATGTCAAGCGCGTCTACACAAGAGGCGGTAAGCGCGTGGTTAAGGGTGAGGCAGTCGATGTTGATTGCTTCGAAGTCGGAGAGGTTGCTTACAAAGCAAGTTGCTATGTAAATGTCAGTTTTGGAGAGGACAAGAGATGACACAGAACATTGTCTTGGATCAACAAGGAAAACAGAATTTCAATTCAGTAATGATCATGATGAAATTCGTTGATCAAATGGTTGCAAAAGGTTACACAAAAGATGAGGCGATCGCCGCGATTGAACAAATAGTTAGGGGGAGTAAATAATGGCTAAGATAACAATTGTTTGGTGTGCCTTCGCTGGTAGTTGGAGTGAAGAACGCGAAAAGGAATCAGGTCGCAAAGGAATCACAAGGGTTGAATTCGAAATGCCAACAACTCCTGCGATCGATGATGAAATGATCTGCGATCAGATTTACAAAGAAACAAATACTTATCGTGGAAACATTTGGGATCAGTTCAATGAGCAGTTTCCAAAGGATCGTTCACACACCGCAATTAGCGTTGGTGACATGATCGGGATTGATGATCGTTTCTACTTCTGTGCCGATGTTGGTTGGGTAAAGGCATATGAAAAGATAGTTGCAAATGTTTAATTGAGAACTCATAATATGAATGTAGGACAAACCACGAAGGAGATCAAAATGGCAAACTGCCCAAAGTGCAAGTCAGAAAATTCATTGATCGTTTCTACCGACCTTAAATGGGGCAAAATCAACAAATGGCAACACTTCATGCGATGCGTTGCATGTTACTACGAAAGTGGGGTGAAATAAATGGCAAGTAATGTAGTTAAAAAACTCTCTATTGAATTAGACGGACATAGTTTCGCTGACCTTGCTGGCATGATCGAGGAAAAGGTTGTTGAGAAGATTCAAGAACTTATTGAAACGGAATGTTCAGAGTTATCAAATATGGGAGATGACGGAAACACAGAACTCTCATTAGAGGACACCGATATCTCGGTCACAGGCGACGGGTTAGAAGCCACTATTTACTTTAATCGAGAGTCGGGCAAATTCGCCGCAACAAGTGATGTAGAGGACGAAGTTATTAGTCGTCTGCAAAACCAAGACATCGAAGTGTCTTTTCACTTCTCGCTTGTGGTTTAACAAAAAGGAGAAATCAATGGCAAAAACCCTACAAGAAAAACTTGATCAAGTTGCAAAAGAGTTAGAACCAATCCTGCACGAACTACTAAATGAAATCGAGGAAAAGTAAATGTCAACATACACACCGCGCCATAAGGCAAGTGCAACCGCTCGCATGAACGCGATCAAGCGTCTGATCGAGGAAAACCAATTCCGTTGGGCAGAAATCTACAAAGAGGAAAAAATCAAGATCGGTGTTCGCCCAAGTAAGTCACCACAGGAAAAGATCGAGGAACTACGCGCCAAGTTAACTAAATTAGAAATGGAGTCATGATCATGAGAATGGAAGCAAAATTCATTAGACGCAGACGAGTCGTCTTTGCCATTGTGGTAATGATGATCACCGC